CTTCGACTTGGTTTGCATGCGATCAGTCTACCGCGAAGGGCGCACGTAGGTATCGGCAAGCTGGCGCCGCACCTGAGCTCGGAAATTGCCCCACGCCTGCGCCTCGCCCCTCCGGTGGGCGTCGAGGTAGTTGATCTCCGCACCATAGGCGTCGGTGAGGGCGTCCACCAGGAACAGCGGGTCGCCCGTAGCCTGGTAGCGCTCGACGTTGCGGTTTGCGCTCTCGGCGTTCACGAGAGCCCACTCGAGGTGCTTGGAGGGGAGCGGCACTCACGCACCGTAGCACGGGCTGCTCACGGCCCGATCAGGTGCTCGAGCGCGTGCACCGGGTCAGGCCGGCACCACTGCGCGCCGGCGCGAGCTCCAGCGCGGCGCACTTCCTCGAGGAGCTCGAGCTCGAGCAGCTCGGCTTCCTGGTGCGGGGGCACCAGGAAGCGGGTCACGTCGGGGTAGGTCCGTTGTCGCAGGGGTTGTTCCTTCATGGCTCCACCGTACTGCCACGACTCGGCGACCTTCCGAAAAAAGTGGCAAGATGCGCAGGCGGGCGGCTGGACCTACATCGCGCGGTCAGCGTAAGACGGGCGGCGAGCGCACCAGATACAAGTACGCCAGCACGGCGTTGCCCAGGAATCCGAACGGGAACGTCGCTAAAACCCCGGCGTAAAACGCCAGGAGCGCCCAGCCGACCCACGGCCTCAGCCTGGGGATCCAGGCGAAGGCGCACGCCGCCTCGACCGCCAGGGCGCACGCCTGGCCCGCTGCGAGGGCCCATTGAGGGACCGTCGCCAGCCACTGCGCGTGCGGGTAGGCAAACGCTTCGATCCACACGGCCATGGACTCTCCATCGGCCCAACCAAGGCCGTGCGCCTGGAGCTTCGAGAGCGCCGCGTGGGCGTGCCACAGGCCCACGGTCGCGCTGCGCACTCCCTCGGTGCGCAGGGCCGCGGTGGACTCGACCCACAGCAGGAGCGCCGGCAGGTGCCACACGTGGTGGATCCGCTCGGCCTGCTCGACGTAGACGGCGCCCGCGACGAGGAACGCCGCCGCGGTGATCATGCTGACGCGCTCGAGCTGCGCGTCACGGACGACCGAGCACAGCAGCGCGACGGCGATCAGGGTCCGCGCCATCGGCCCCGGCGGCGCGCCAACGGTCCAGTACAGCGTGCTCGCCGGGCCGCACCACTGATGCGTCGCGGCCGGGCCAACGATCAGCGATATCCCAAGCGCGCCGGCCAGGACCAGCAGGACAAACCGGCGAGCGGCCGGCACCAGCGTATCGGGGATTTCCATCATCGATCTCGGCGTCGAAGGTCGTCGCGTCGGGGTGGAACATGAACATCGGCCCGCGGGTGTACGGCCACCGCTCCCCGACGATCAGCGGAACCGCCGCCACGCAGGCTATCCAGGCCCATCGGGTCGCCACGGCGTATACGCCCACCAGGCGCCGACGCGCACGGCCGCGTACATGAGCCCGCGTTTCCACCGCGCGACCCTAACAGAACTCGGTGGCGAGGCGCCCGAAGAGGGGGCTCGAGGACGACGCCCAACGCGTCCTGCCGCTCCTTGAGTAGCCTGGTATGCTGAAGCGCATGGACCGCACCACTCTCCTCGTCCTGCTCGGCCTGGCCGGCGTCGCCGGGATCGCCATGTTTGCGACCGCCGAAGGCACCGACGACGGGCAAGACCCGGTGCAGGCGGCTCGAGACGCTTTGTTCACGGTGGGGCCGAACTGCGACTCGATCTCGTGGAAGCTCGACGCGATCACTGGCGCGCAGCAGGACCCCGTGATCCTGCTCAACACCGCGCGCGCCTACTACCTCGAGCCGAAAATCAGCGAGGCCCTCGACAAGGGGATCAACACCCCGAAGGGGATCACCACGTTCATCCTGGACGACCTGTTCCCTGAGTGCGTCGGCCGCTTCCCGCCCCAGGACGTGTTCTCTAGCCACAACCTCGTTTACCTCACCATGGCCGCGTGGGTGACGACGGTGCTCGAGGAGCTCGGCCTCCTGGTCACTGATCCCGTGACGCCCCCGGCGACGCAGCCGCCGGCGCAGCCGCCCGCTCAGCCGCCCGCGACGCAGTTGCCCACGGTCCCCGCGCCCCCGACGAACCCCAACCTGCCGAGCTCGCCGGCGCAGATCCCCCCGGCGCCGCAGTCGCCCCCGACGAACCCCAACCTGCCGAGCTCGCCGGCGCAGCCCCCTCCGGCGACGGAAATTTAGCCGGCCGCCGGCTCCGGTCACGCCAGCACGTCTTTGAAGCGTCCGTTGCGCTCCTGGACTCGGAGCCGGTCGAGCAGCTCGCGGACGATCTGCGGTCGGCCCGTAAAGCGCTCTCGGTGGAGCTCCTCACACTCGACGCCGCCGCGCTTGGTCACCCAGAACAGTTGAAACGGCCGGTTCTCGCCGGGGTGAAAGAAGACGCGCGCCACCTCGATCGGGCCCACGTGGACCGTCCAGGCCGGCGGGTGGACGTGGGTGGGGTGGGGCCTGAACAGCAGGTGATCGGCGCTCAGCACGTGCGCAGTCTACACCACGAACATCGCTCGCCGGGGAGCAGCGTGGGCATGGCGCCATCGTAGCGCGCCGAGCTCGAGCCTACGACTCCAGCCGCATCCCGCACGGTCGGCAGCGGATCTCGCCGAAGGCGGCATCCGAGCACCGCCGCTCCCCGCGGGACCACACGGCGCCGCGCGGCCCGTAGCGTACCCACAACGCGGGCGCGAGCAGGCGCACCACGGGACCGCCGGCGACCATGCGCCGGAACTCAGCTAGGCGTCGCTGTTCCGCGTCTCGCATGCCCGCAAAATCCTCTGCACCGTGGTGACGTGCCAGCGCTCGCCTCGAGGCGGGTGCCGCCCCCGGTCGAGCTCGAGCCTCTCGGCGATCTCTTTCCTCGAGCAACCGTCCGCGGCGAGATCGCAGATCTCGAGGATCGTGCGCTGCTCGCCGGGATCCTCCACGAGCTGCCCCTCGCGCCAGGTGAAGCCGAAGGGCGCGCTATTGCACCACCGCTCGCCGTTCTTGCGGCGCTGCGCCAAGGCGACCTTGGTCCGCGCGCGGATCAGCTCGCGCTCGTACTCGGCGAAGCCGGCGATCATCGTGCGCATGAGCTTGCCCTCGGGGGTGTCGTCGTTGCCGACGCCATCCACGCTCTTGAGCTGCGCCCCCTCGTCTCGGACCAGGCGCTCGATCACGGTGGACTGCTCGACGGAGCGGGCCAGGCGGTCGAGCTTAGCCACGAGCAGCACGCCCGCGCCGTAGTCCCGCAGGGCGCTCACCGCCTCGATCAGGGCGGGCCGCTGGTCGAGGCGCGCGGCGCCGCTGACCCCTACGTCCTGGTGACACGCCACGAGCTCAGCGCCCTTGTCGAGGCACCAGCGTTCGATCGCGTCGATCTGCGCGTCGGGGCTGATCTGCTGGTCCTCGGTGGACACGCGCACGTAGCCCACGACGAGCGACGGATCGCCCTGCTGCTGCCTTTTTCTACCCATCCGACGAAACGACTGTGAGACACCCTGGAGGGTCTGTCTCGGGGGGCCCGTCGCGGTCCATGGCCTGAAGGCCCGCGACGAGCAGGAACGTGAGCTCGCCCAGGCGGGCGCGGTCAGTCTGATCGAGCTCCGCGCGCTGGCCATGGGCCGACGCTCGAAGCGTCTCGAGGACCAGGGCGGCCTCGTGACGCTCGAGCGAAAGCCACAGCTTGCGCGGCACCTGGCTCACTCGCCGTCTTCCTCGGCGAGTGCGGCGCGCACCTGCCGGAGCAGCATGCGCGCGGTGTCGGGGAACTGCACCGGCTCGCAAAGCTCGAGGAGCGTCTTGACGCCGGAAAGGATCGCCTGCGCGCGCACCGGGTCGGTGTCTTCGAGCTCGGCGAGGGTGGACTGGAATCCGAAGGGATCTGCCATGGGATCAGTTTCTCACAGGTTGTCGTCGCTGGTGCGACCGAGAGCGCGGCGCCGGATCTCGTGGCCCATGGCCTGCCCCAGCGCCCACGCGTCGTAGAGCTCCTGGTAGTTCGGGGGCTTTTCGCCCTCGAGATCTTGGAGCCCGTCCTGGAGCCCGTACAGCGCCCACGCGATCCGCTGGTTGGGCGCGCGGTCGCCCATGTTCTCCAGGTCGAGGGTGCGGTCGGCGGACGGCGGCCAGGTGAACAGGCGCTTCAAGATCCTGCGGCCGGGCGCCGTGGACCGCTCCACCACGAGGTTCCATCGTTCGGCGCTCACAGCGATTTCCATCCCTTCGGCACCCTGCCGCTCTCGCTGAGCAGCGCGAACCGGGTGTCGCGGTCGTCGGGCTTACCGTCGCAGCACAGCTTTGCGGCCGGCACGAAGGCCAGGCTGGCCTCGCCGCGGTCGCCGTAGGTCCACAGCACGACGCCGTGGGGCACGGGGAGCACGGCCAGGCCGTCCTGTACGTGGTAGGCCCCGTCGAACGGGTAGAGCTCGGACGGCACAGCGGGCTTCGCCTTCTCGGTCTTCTCGGCGTCGTCGGTGGAGGTGGCGGTGGTGTCGATCACGTCAGGCATCGTAGGTGTCGCTTTCTCGCTTCATGCGGTTGAAGTGGTAGGCGCTGCGGCCCAGGAAGTGCGCCTTTTTGGCGCCGGTGGCGAGGACGGTGCGCATCCCCAGGTACAGGAGCCGGCGGGGCCGGTGGTCGGCGAGCTCGGCCTCGAGCTGGAACCCGGCCATGTAGGTGGCCGCGTCCGCGATGCTCTCGAGCGGCACCTCGCCGCCGATCTCGTCGTCGTCGTCGTAGTTGTGTTCGGTCAATGCGTCTCTCCTCGCTCGAGGGTGAGGGCCTCGAGCTTCCATGCGTTGCGGTGCGGCGCGGTGGCCTGGAGGGCCATGACGCCGGGTTCGGTCGGGTGTCGGGCGAGGAACACGTCGCCGAGCTCGATCTGATCCGGCGGGATCCTGGTGATCTCGTCGTAGCGCACCAGCCAGGTGCGTCCGCTGTCCTCGACCAGGAACTTGAGCCTGGCCCGAAGGTGTTGATCGTCGGGTGAGAGCTTACTCGGCATCGGAGTCCTCGATGATCCGCGCGTGCACCCAGGCCCGAACCCAGCGCCAGCGGTCGCGCTCGTTTCGCTCGAGCTCCTCGGGCGTCGGGTCGCGGTAGCGCAGGGGCACCAGCTCAAGGTCATTTCGCTCCCGACGCTCGCGCGACCATGGCTCGATCCGGCGACCATCCGGGGCCAGGTAGTAGCCACCCTCGCGCACCTCTTTGAGCGGCTTGACGTGCTCGTCGTTTTGCCAGGTGATCTCGCGTGCGAGCGAGGGGGCGATGTTGAAGCGGACCGCGACCTGATCGCTGTCCTCGGGGTCTACCGCGCTCACGTCGATCCCGTCGAGCTTGGCGACGGAGCCCAGGGCGCAACACGCCCCGTCGTGCTCGCGCACGAGCTCCTCGGCGATCAGGCGCTGGTCGGGCATGGCGTCGAGGGCCTGGGCCATTCGTCGCAGCAGGGCCTGGCCCCGCTTGCCGCGGATCGCCGACTGCACCGCCCCTTGCCACCGGATCACGCTCCAGTAGTCGTCTACATCGTCACCGTCGCAGTAGCCGTGGCGGCTCATGGCTTACGCCCTTTCTCGAGCTCGTCGATCTTCTCGCGCTGGAGCTCGACCTGTCCGAGCAGGTGCATGATGCGGCTCGCCGCCCAGGCCGGCTCGGTGCGGCACAGCGCCTCGAGCGACGTGGGGCGGCCCGCCGCGTCGTGGAAGTTGAGGCACTCGAGGCCCGCGCGGAAGCGCAGCATGCTGATCGCGTCCTCGCTCGACACGTCATCCACTGCGAGCCAGAACCGCCGGCAGTCCCCGAAGCGCGCAGCCTGGGCCGCGTCCGATGGTGGGTGCCCCACCTCGGCCACCCACCATCGATCGAAAGTAAGCCGGATCTCGGTGCTCACGACGCCCACCAGCGCCCCCAGCGCCAGCGATAGTTCGCGGCGGACCGATCGGTAAGCTGACGCCGCAGAGCCGCGATCGTGTCCTCGCCGCGCTCGAGGGCCTCGGAAGGATCGTCGCACAGCAGCTCGAGGGCGCCGTCCGGTCCCAGCAGAAGCGTGACCGCGTAGACGCACCCATCGTGGGTGACGGAACGGACGGGCACGACCTGGACGCGGGGCATCCGATCGAGCTCGTCGGCCTGGTAGTCGTCGGGATCGTCGTCGTGGAGGTAGAGCGTGGCGAGGGGACGCCACGGATCGAGGCTCAGTGCTGGATCTGCCATGCGGAAAATATACACGCAACGGTCGTTGCGTGTATACTCAGATCGTGCACCAGACCCAAACAACGCCAGGGAGTGCCCCAGGAGCGCCTACAGGGGCGTTTTGGGGGTGCTCCACCTTGGGGCACGGCCCCGTGATCGGCTGCCAGGGCCCGGCTGTGGTTGTCGGACCGGAGCTCGAGGACCAGGGCGAAGACGGCGAACTCGAGCTCGACCTGGACCCTTCCTTTTTCGACGCCGGCAAAGAGGAACGCCGGCTACAGCTCAAGGTGGTGGCCCTCGACCACTACCGAGGCCCGCGGACCGCGAAGCGCAAGACCCCCAGGCCAGGGCGGCAGCGCGACGTGGAACAAGCAATCAGAGCATACGAAGCGGGCTACAGCGCCGCGGTTCAGATTGCGAGGGACTTGGGTGCTCGCGCCGTTGCCGACGACCTTGAAACGGCCTTGGCCGATTACTGGCGCAGTAAGGGTGTGGACGAGTGAGGCGGGCCGGGATCTTCCTGGCCCTGGCCCTGGCCCTGGGCGGCTGCCGGGACGGGTTTGACCCTCCGCGCGAGCTCGCCGGTGACACGGGGACTGGATCCGACACGGGGACCGCCGGGGACACGGGGTCCGCCGGTCCCCTCCCCGACCTGGGCGACGGGGACGGCGACGGGGACGGGGACGGCGACGGCGACGGCGACGGCGACGGCGACGGCGACGGGGACGGGGACGGCGACGGGGACGGGGACGGCGACTGCACCCTGATCGGAGCCGCCTGCAACCCGATCACCGGCCCCGACGCGTGCTGTCCGCCCCTCACCTGCCAGTACACCGGCTCGCAGCCCACCTGCCAGAACCCCTGAACTACCAGCGACAACCGACGAACTACCACCGAAAGGACTCGACATGCAGACCCAACCAGAACCCGACGAGAACCTCAGCGCCTACCTTGAGGCCAACCCCTACCAGTGCGCGCTGTACCAGGAGGCCGCTGCGACGCTCCTGGTGTGCGAAGGGGTCGATAAGGCCGAGGAGAGCTGGATCGGCCACCGAAACCCCGAAAACGCGGAGGAGATCGCGCTCGTGCTCGAGCTCCAGGGCGCCCGCATGCGGGCTCGCATGGCCATGGCCAGGATCGAGGACGCGGCCAACCAAGAAAAGCAGGAGGAAGCCAAGGCCGCGCGTCTGGCGAAAAGCTACGTGGAGAACTTCAAGGCCCAGCTTGCCGAGCGCGGGGTGGACCTTCCAGCCGCCACCGGCTCCCAGGGGGGACCGCAGATCCACGGGGCCCTGGTGATCGGCACGCTCAAGGTCGCCGCGGCGCTGCTCACAGCTTCTAAACAGGCTGTGGATTGCGACGAAGACCAGCGCCCTGCCGCGCTCCGGGGACTTCGCATGGTCGTCACTCGCCTGGACTCCGAGCTCGAGGCGCTTCGCGAGAGGCACCCCAGCTACTTCCACGTGGACCCCGACACGATCGAGCTGCTGTCCCAGGCGCTTCACGACCTGGACGATCTCGAGCCGACCCGCGTGCTGCTCGAGCTCACCGAGGAGAGCGAGATCCGAGCCGTCGTGGACGTGCCCTTTGCGGGCCGGTCGGAGGCGACGGCCGCGGGCATGGCTCAAGCCCTGGTGGCCGCCCTCGAGCGAGCTCGGAGCGCCCCGGAGTAGGCGGAGGGTTGACACCGCGCTTCGCGCGTGATCAGTGGTATTGTCCCTTGACGGAGATCGCCAAAGTGTCCCTGCTCCCCGCACCGATCGAAAACGCCGCTCTCGAGCTCACGCGCCGCGTGAGCGTGGCCATGCTCACGCGTTGGGCAAAGGCCCTGCACTCGGTGGGCGAGTACCAGCAGGGTGACACGCTGCTCGCGGTCGCGTGCCGCCTGCACAACGGGGACACCACGGCCATGCACCACCTGCGCACGGCCATGTACGAAGTCCGCCGTGCAGATCACGCACGCCGCCCCGCCGCCTAACGCCTGGCTTCTACAGCCCGCGCCGAGCTTGACCTATGTATGCTCTTACTTTGCACCAGCCCTGGGCCTGGGCCGTCGCCCACGCCGGAAAACGCGTCGAGAACCGGACGTGGCACCCGCCGCGGTCCCTGATCGGGCAGTACCTGGCGATCCACGCGGGGGCTCAGCCTCGAGGCCGGGCCCTCGCCGAGTTCGAGTATGTTCGCGAGGAGCTCGGCGCGCCGGAGATCGACGCCCTGGACTTCTCGGCCGTCGTCGCCGTCGTGAGGGTCACCGGCGCCCTCGAGACACCCGACGTGCTGACCCCCCAACAGCGCCGCTGGTACATGGGCCCGGTCGCCTGGCTGCTGGACGACGTGGTGACGCTCCCGACGCCGGTCCCCGCTCGAGGACGCCAGCGGCTGTGGCGCCTGGACGCCGAGCGGACGGCCCATGTGCGGCTCCAGTGGCGCGAGGCGAAGGGCCACAAGCTCAGCGCCGAGGAGCTCGAGCGCCTGGCGCTCCAGGACCCCCGCTACCACTGAGCGCTTGATCCCACTCGGATCACCCCCCGATGAACACCCTTGACGGCGCCGCCGTCTCACAGTGGGGCCCACTGCGACGGACCCCGGAAAGGCAGACCCACCATGAACGACCCCGATCTGATCACCCTTCGCCTGCGCGACGTAGACCAGGACACACTGCGAGCGGTGCGCAACGGCACGGACGATACGTGCACGCTCGCCGAGCTGCGCGCCGCCAACCCCGACGACGAAGCCCTCCACGAGGTGCTGACCGAGCTCCAGGCCGGCGATCGTCTCGCCGCCTTGGTCGGCGGGGGTGCTGCCCCCCTGGTGCTGCTGGAGCGCCTGCCGTGAAATCGGGCCCCGCCCCTGTGCGCCACGGCGCCATTCGGAACTATCGGCTCGAGCGTGCTGCGGTGCGCTCTAGCTTTGTCACCGACGACGGCCAGGAACTGAACGCGATCGGCAGCGAGGTGCGCACCGTCGAGGAACGCTACTGCGCCTACTGCAAGACCTGGGAGCGCGTCGAGGGCGTGTTCGGGGTCCTGCGCTGGATGGCGCAGCACGAGAACGGGGAGTGCCAGGACTAGAGAGCTCGCTGCCTCCCCTGCCTCCGGTGGCCCGGCCCCCAAGGGGGTCGGGCTTTTACTTGAGCTTCCCGGCGATCACAAGCACCGCCGCCACCCCGAAGATGGCCACGGCGACCCCGCCCAGGCCGCCGACGTTTTCCGTGCTGAGCTGGCCCGCGGAGTAGCCCTCGGCGCGCACCGGCTGAGCTCGCCGAGCACGGCCCTCGAGCACGGCCTGCTGGATCGGTGGCAGCGTCGCCGCTTGCAACGGCTGCACGGGCACGCCCTCCCGAAAGAAGGTCGGGCGGGAACGCGTGAGGAGCTCGAGGGTGTTTCGATCCATGGGGTCGTCTCCTAGCGGGCGAGTGCGAGTGCGGCGGCCAGTCCCCCGCCCAGGAGCAGCAGCGCGCCCGCGCCCCCACCTCCGCTGCCGCCGATCACGTCCTCGTCGTCCACGCCCGGCATGCCGGGCGGCACCTCGCCCTCGGCCTCGCCCTCGCCGGGAACGACCTGGCCCGGCGGAAGGTTGGGATTTTGGAGCGACGTAGCTGAACTTTTGAGCGCCTGCTCGAGCTCGGTGCGGTAGCTGGCGTCGGGGACCACCTCGAGGTCGAGGCCCTCGATCAGATCGCGGCGCTTGAGGAGCTCGCGGCGAGCATCCGCCCAGCGCTGCGCCACGTCGGTGTCCCAGATCCCGCCGAACGTGTCGTCCACGTAGGCGCACGTCGTGGTCCCCGCGAAACGCCAGCAGTTGCGGCGGTAGATCCCCATGACGAACTTGATCCAGTACCAGAGGCTGACCCGAAGGTGCGGACCCAGGTCGAGCTGCGCCGAGCTCGGCAGGTGGAACGCGTCGTCCTCGTCAAGCTCGCGCCACAGGACGTTTTTCTCGTCGTCCACGAGCTCGCGCTCGAGGAAGGCCAGGAAGTCGGCGCGGTTCGTGTCGTCCACGAGCTCGCCGCTGCGGTGCGGCGCTCTGCCGGCCTGCGCCGCCTCGAGGGCCTTTCGCATGTCGTGCACGTTGTCGTAGGCGAACAGCTCCCATGCCCCGTTTCGCTGCCGCATGGTGATCGAGCAGGACAGGTCGCCGATCAGGTAGCAGTGGCCCAGGCTCATACCGTAGCCCGGCAGCAGGCACTCCACTTTCCCGCCAGGGAACGCGATGTTGGGCGTGAGGGCGCCCGCGCGAAAGCACGCCCTGAACCATTCCTTCCACTGCGTCTCGAGCGGACTCGGGAGCAGGCGAAACGCGTTCGGCGTGTTCTTGTTCATCGAGCTCCAAAGCTGCCCCGCGAACTGGCGCGCGCTGGGGTAGTACGTGTCGATGCTGTCCCAGCTCGAGATCTGCGGGCCCCCGCCCTGGAACGCGGCGAACTGGCGGCAGGGTCCGGGGAGGTAGGCGAACGCGTTTGCACGGAACGAGGCGCCGGGCACGAAGTAGGCGTCGCCCGTGCTCGGCCGCGTCACCGCCGGCGCGAACTCGACCCGCTCACCGCGGGTGTTGCCCTCCTCGTCGGTGAGCTTGAGGCAGGCGAAGGCGGCGCCCTGGAAGTTGTCAGCGAAGCTCCCGATCGGCGAGAAGATCGGCGACCAGTCTCCGGTGGCCGCCTGCTGGAGCACCGCTCGAGCCAGGCTCTCGTCTTCGGCCTTTTGGTACTCGAGGCGCTTGAAGCATACCGGCGGCGGCGGGCTGGTCTGGTCGCCCTGGGCCAGCGCGATGATCAGCTTGCCGAAACTCATAGCGAGTTTCACGATCCACCCCACAATCGGGATTGACCCGATCGCGTTGGTGAATCCTTCGATGATGTCGGGAATGAACGACGAGATCGCGTCCCCGACGATCTGGGTGGCACTCACGCCCAGGTTGTCGAGCACGCCGAACGCCTGGTCCATCGCCCCCATGAAGGTGTCGAGCTCCGGCAGCAGCGTGTCCACGAACCCGAACGCCTCGCCCTGATCCTTGAGCGACCGGATCGAGAGCTTCTGCCAGTTTTGGAACGATGCTCTCGAGGCCGCCGCTTCCGCGTTGGCCTTCAGGAAACCCTCGGCGCTGAGCGCCGTCTCGGTCGGCAGCGAGCTCAGGAACTCGCCCTGGGCCCAGCGCTGCTGAAAGGGCATGAGCCCCGAAGGGGTTTCGTAGAGTGCATCGATCTTGGGCATGGAGCCTTCAGCCCCCGCTCGGGGGGCGCGCGTGGACGGCCAGGAACTCCTCGAGGAGCAGCGCGGCCTCGGTGCTGTTGGGCGCGGTGCCGATCGTCACCAGGCGCTCCGGGTCCACGCCCAGGTTGACGACGTAGGGCTGGGGAGCTCCGGCGACGTAGTACACTTCCCAGGTGTAGACGCCATCGGTGCCTGCGCTGACCGCCCGGCTCTCCTCACCGACTTCAAGCGGCGGCACGAGCCCTTCCTCGAGGATCTCGAAGCCGGGCGGGGTTACGCTGGCGTTGACGAGCTCGATCGCGCTCTGCTCCGCCTCGAGCACCGTGTCGAACGACCCTGCGATCGTCTCGGCGGTGTACTCCTGGATGGGTCCGATCTCGGAGTCGTAGGCCCTTCGCACCATCAGGGTGAAGGGCTTTTCATCGTTGGGGGTGTAGACGATCGCGTACTCGTAGAGCCCGCGCCGGCCCAGGTGGACCGTATCGTACTCGGCCCACTTGCCGCCCTCGGGGCGGCCGAGCTCGATCGTGGGGTTCACGGATTCCGAAGACCCGGCGAAGATCAGTAGACCGGCGATCACGCCGACGACGAGTAGTGTTCCCATGGTGCTGTGCTCCTATGCGAGGTTCCAGGTGAAGGTGGCAGGCCCAGGGCCGCAGATCTCGAATGGCGGGTCGCTCGATACGAGTACGCCCACCTCGTAGGTGCCGGACGGGGGAGGGCCGCCGTCGATGGTGGCCGTGACGGTGCTCAGGTCAACCGACAAGGCGCCGGTGTAGGTGGCCACCAGATTGCCGTTGTCGTACAAGCCGACGAGCACCGGGCCCGGTGGGGGGTTCGGCAGCGGCGGGTCGAGGGTGACGGCCACGGGGACGGCCTGGCCGATCGACCCCTGGTCAGGAGTGATCTGCACGATCTGGCACTCGCCCCCTGGGCCGTCGCCACCGCCGCCGTTCTGCTCATTGGCGCGCTCGCCAAAGCAGCACGTGGCCAGCAGGGCGTCCTCGGTCTTGACGATCCCGATCGGCTCAAAGTCGATCGTGAACGGGCCGCCGACGAGCTGCGGCACCATGCCGTCCTCACCGCACAGGAAGCCAAGGCCCCCGAACCGCGGCACGAATAGGGAGCGAAACGTGGTCGGGAGCTCGCCCGCGATCTCGGCCTGGGCGGGGAAGTCCAGCAGGACGCCCTCGACCCGCTGGATCGATCCGGCGTCCTCGAGCGACGCGCCGGCGACGGCGACCCCGCCGTTGATCGGGGTGAGAGCGTTGTAGGCCGCGAGCAGGTTCGGCCCGCGCACGTCGAGCCGCGGGATGAACACGTCCGCGGGCTGCTCGAGTCCGAGACGCTGGTAGAGGTCGCGCAGTCGGAACACGCCCAGATTGCCGCCGAGCTGGAAGGTGGCCAGGTCCCCTGCGATGGTGGGTGCGGGGAGCTCGGTGATCGACTGCCCGTCGAGGGTGCCGGTGACTTGGAGACGGACACGCATCAGCCGAGCCCTCCAGGACCGTCAGGAATAGGTCCAGGGAGCTCGACCGCGGGATAGCGCGAGCAGCAGGCCGCGCGGATCTTGGATTCAACCGTCACGAGATCGATCATGTTCAGGTAAAGCTCCCAGGTGAGGGGCTGCGGCGGGTTGATCTCGGCGTTGATCCGCAAGCCACCGCCGTTGAAGACCGGCAGGTTGATCGCGGCGCCGAAGCTGGGCTCGATCGGGGGCAGCACGTCCACCGGGAGAAGGCCGGGCCCCAGGACGCGCACCAGGCCGGAGATCGCGTCCGATTGGTTGCCGACGCTGGCCACGAAGCCCAGGTGCGCGACGAACTGGTCGCGGGTGGAGGGGAACCCCTGTTCGGCGAGTGCCTCGATCAGGGGGCCGAAGGGGAAGGTGCCGAACTCGCCTCCGGGGTCGCCGCTGATCGCGTCGATCTCCCAAAACCCCGACTGGCGCAGGCGCGCCGGCCCAAACGAGCACGGCGCCACCGTGCCCGTGAGCTCGCCCGGCACGTTGATCTTGACGACTTCAGACACGGTGGTCCTAGCGGTTGCGGAGGGTTTGCTGTTGGATCGCCATTCGCCGCAGGCGAGCGATCCGCGAGCCACCGGCCTGCTCGAGGTACTCGGGCGAGTAGTAGACGCCCTGGTACACCAGTCCGTCGCCGTACTGGCTGTGGTCGTGGCCGTCGTTGCCCACGCTGAAGCCCGACGACGCCATGCGAGCGCGCTGCGCCTCGAGCAGCGTTTCCCGGCGTCGGCGCTGCCGGGCCTGGAAGACGGAGCCCACGCCATAGCCGTGCTCTTGGAGGACGCCCTGCATGGTCGCGGCCTGAGCCGGGGTGATCGGCGCGCCGACGCTCACGCCCTGGGCCTGGGCGACGCGAGCTCGCTGCACGTCGAGTAGGGTCTGACGGCGGCGCCGCTCGCGGGCCTGGTACACGGATCCGATGCTCATTCCTTCGCTCATGGTGTCGCTCCTGGTCGCAGGGTAGCCGGTCTGCGCGTTTGGCGATACCTCGCCGGGCACGCTGGCCGTGGGTTGCATCGCCGTCGCCTGGGCCTGCGCGTCCCTGGCTGCGATGGTCTGCATGCACGCCGTCCGCTCGTCGCCATGCGCCTGCATGTGCTGGACGTAGTGCTTCACGTCGCCGATGTGCGTTCTGGCCACGCTGAGCTTGTGCTCGGCCCAGGGCGGCAGCGGGCGGCCCTGGTCGATCCGCCCGAGCAGATCCTCGGCGTAGTCGCGGATCTCGCGCGCGTTTTTCACGTTCATGTAGCCCTGCTTGTAGTCGCCCCCGGCGGCGTAGCCGTGGAGCTGGGCCTCGTAGCGCCGCACGGCGCTCGCAGACTTGGCCGAGGCCGGCGTCACGCCCCCGAACCGGGCGCTGCGATAGCCCTGGATCTGGCCGATGCTGACGCCCCCCTGGCGGCGCACCGGGACGTAGGGACGCACCGCGGTGCCGTAGTAGTACGGCGAACCCTCGGCCACCTGAGCCGGCGGGTCGGGCTGCACGAACTGGCCCCCCGCTGCGAGGAACTCGGCGAGCTCTCGTCGGCGCCGCTTCGCTACTGGCTGAAATCCGATGGTCACTTTCGACTGCCTTTCTTCGGCCGTTTCTTGGCCGTCTTGTTCGCGGGTTTCTTGGCTGCCTTTTTCGGCGAACTCGAGCGCCGCTCGGTGACCCGCGTTTGGCCGATGATGATCCCCTCCCGGCCGATGCCGCGCTCGCTCACAAGGTCTAGGTGCTGGTCGGGCATGTCGCTTTCCACGGATTCGATCAGCGCGCTCCGCAGCATTTTGCGGATCTCGGTAGCCTCGCGCTCGCTGTAGCCCTCGAGCTCGAGGTTCACCGTGACCGTGAACTCGTGCTTGCTTTTGCGCTTCGCGTCCTTGCGATCGCGCTTAGGGGCTCGAGCGGCCTTCGGCTTGGGCGCGGGTTTGGTATCGGCAGCTCGTAGCTCGCGCAGAAAGGCCATGGCGGTAGACTTGTTCGCCGCGCCGACGTTCCAGGTTCCAGACAAAACGTCGGGATCGGGGTCGTCGCGTAGGTAATAGATGGTGACGAGATCACCGTTCGGTGCGCGCAGCATCCACTCCCCCAGGTACTCCTCCCCCTCCTCGATAGCCTCGTTCACGTCGGCTACCTCGTAGGTCGGCGTGCCGAGCAACGAGCGCAGCCGCTTTCCGAGCTCGCCGCGATACTCGGTGTCCTCGCCGTAGACCCCTTGACCGGAGGTGCCGGCGATCTGGCCTTCTGGCACGTCGAGCCTTCGGGCGTACCTGGCGTAGCCGGGCACCTTGGTAGTGGTGGGCTCCGACTTACGCGAGCTTGGCACTCGAGCGCTCTTGCTCGAGGCTTGACGCCCGAAGATCCGTTCCATGAGTGTACGCGTGGTCGTCATTTTCTACTCTCCCGCCAGCAGCCGGATCATCGCTCGCGTGTCGTTGGCCCGTCGCTCCTTTGCGCGAGCTCGAGGTTTGCTGGCGCTCTCGGCGGGCATTTTGCCGGCTCGAATCGCGCGAACGGTGGCCGCGTGGCGGCCCATGACCGTGCCACACAGGCCCAGGACCCCGGTGTCGTAGCGGTTTCCGTCCACGTTGGACGTGTAGTGCTTGATCATGGCGATCGACGGCGCCACCACCTTGCCCTCGAGCTTCCCGCGCTGCTCGAGCTCGGCCCAGGACACGGCGGCCCGCGTGTTGGACACGTCGAGCTTCCAGATCCCGGCCTCGCAGTTGTCGCACTTGCGCTTGAGGGACTGGTCGATGGCGGCCCGGCGCGCTGCGTCGAACGCCGCGGACGGGCTGCGGTGCTTGCTGATCACCTCGTTCGGGCGCGCCACCACGTAGATCGGGCGAAGCGGCTTGTCAGCCTTCGGCTTGCGAGCTCGAGGCTTCGCCTTCGCCTTGGGCTCGAGGGAGGGCGGGAGCACGCCGTCTTCGGCGCTTCTCGTTGCCCTCGTGGCCTTCTTTTTCGGTCGCGCCGCCGCGGGCCGGCGTTCCGTTCGCATGGCCTGGATCTGCTGGTAGGTGGCCACGCGCCGGCGATACTGCCCCGTCACCTGATCTCGAGCGCAGTCGTAGAGCGATTTGACGAACGCGCCGTCAAAAATTTCGGTGAGGTTTTTCAGCAGCGCGTACACCTCGGCTTTCGCACGCTGGGTTTCCAGGGGATCGATCCTCTGGGGGTCGAGCTCGTAGGGTGCCCTGCCCCCGGTGACCTCGCCCACCGAAGATTGCACGAACGAACGATCGAACGTCTGATCGGGCAGCGGTCGCAACGCCGTGAAGGCTCGCGCCGCATCCTTGGCTGCGCGCCGGCGAGCATCCTTGGCGCTTCGCTTCCGCAGCAGGCCCGACTCGAGCTCCAACATCGTGCGGAGCGCAAACACGATCCCGGCGTAGGCTCGCGCTGCCGCGACCGATTCGGCGTACCTGAGATCCTGCTCGATCAGCTTTGCCTGGGGCGATCCGGTCGGCAGCGCCAGGACGAGATCCTCGGCCAGTGACGTGAGCGTATCGGGGTCGCGGAGTACGTCGATTTCCGAGCTCGCCAGGGGTCGCACCAGGGCGGTGCAGTCCACGTCGAGCTGGCGCGACTGGAGCTCGCGGCGAAGCTGCGCGTCAGACTTGCTCAGCGCGGCCTTGATCTCGCTGCGCTTGGGCGCCTTGGCGTCGCGAGTCAAAAATGCGAGGTAATCCATGGCGATTTTGGTCAACCCGTCGCGCCCTGTCTCCATGTAGAAAGTACCCGTTGGGCTCTCCGCTCGGCGTCCTTCGGGGTGCTCGGTTACCCGCCATCCCTTACGCGCAAGACTTCGCATGTGGGTGCGGCGCGTCGCGAACTTGCCGTCGAGTCCCGCTTGCTTGTCGAGGGCTGCAACGGCGCGCTCCAGCGCGACCTTTGACTTGAAGGTTTTTTCAAAGCCATCGAGGTCCCGTTTGCTTGCCCTCTCAGCGTCTGCCTTGCGTGCACGCTCTGCCTTCTCGGCGTCGGCCCTTGCTTTGCTGCGTGCCCTCTCCTCCGTTCGCTTGAACTCAAACGCAATCTCGCCGGCAGGTAGAAACTCCGTCGCAATCCCGCGCTGGATCAAGTAGACATCTTTGCCCCGAACCTTGTCGCGCCCGACGACCTTGCCCCCGTCCGCAAGCGTGCGTCCCACGTAGGGATCTTTTGTGCTGGCTGCCTTGGAGAGCAGGCCGCTCACGTACCCACCGGCCTCGCCGGCCAGCCGGTCGATCGCGGCCTGGGCGGTGCGGTGCTGGTGGCTGTCCACGAACCCCGTAGAGAGCCCGCTCATGGACGCCGCCCAGCGCTGGCCCGAAGGCTTGTCCATGTTCTGCGTGACCTTGATCCGCACCTCCTGGGGGCGCTCGCCGAGCTCGGAGCGAGCCGGGCCGCCGAGCTTGTAGCGAAACAGGTAGTCACGGCCACCCTTGAAGGTGGACTCGGATCCGCTGAGCATCTGCGGCTTGAGGCCGGGGTTGCGCTGCACCAGCCGCTTCTCGAGCGCCTTGCCTAGGTCGGCGACCATGCCCTTCGCGGGCTTGGCGGGCTTCGCCTTGCGCACCCGCTCCTGTTTCGCCTTTTTCTCCGCCTCGATCGCCTTGTCGATCGCCTTGCTCGCGCGCGCCTTGTACTGCCCCTCGTGCAGCTTCTCGGCGATCTTGCGCATCTCCGTCGTGAGCGGCGCGCGGTTGTCCCGAATCGCGTCCACCTCGTACTCAACCAGAATGTTGTGGAGCTCGGCGAGGAACTCGCCGGCGTCGGACTCGGCGACGGTGAACTGCTTGTCGCCGATCGGCCGGTAGGGAGCGAAGACGGACACGGTTCCCTTGCGGGGCTCGCTTCCGCGGACGCTGACCGTAGCGCCGCTTTTGCGCTTCGCGGCCCAGCTCAGATCCGGTTGCCGCTTGAACTTGCCCTTCACCTCGGAGTCGCGCAGCGCCTTGATCGCCGCGACGGCCGTGTCGTCGGCGGGCGCTTTCGCCTTCGCCTTCGCCTTCGGTTTTGCCTTGGCCTTCGCCGGCGCATTTCCGTTGGCGGCCTGGGCTGCGGCCTCAGCCTGGACCTTCGCCGCCTTCGCGGCTGCTTTCTCGATCTTCGCTACCTCACGCTCGCGGTCCTTGATCTGCTTGCGGACCCAGCGGATCCGTTTCTTGTCGGACTTGTGGCGCTCGACCTGCGCCGTCTTACCGGCGTCTCTCAGGCCCTGGACGCCGGCGCCCTGTAGCGCTTCGGCGATGCGCGTCTCAAGGATCTTTTCGGCTTCGGCGAGGGTGAGGCCGCCGCTGGGCGGCATGAACCGAACGTCCAGCCCCTGGAAATCGACGGGGTACAGGTAGCCTTGCCACGCCCCCTTGACGAACACATCGGTCTTGTAGCCGTTCTCCGCGTGTCGCTCCGCGGCCGTGCGCAGCGAAAACGGCGCGCTGTCCACCAGGCTCAGGTCTGGCTCGATCGAGTCGGGGATTCCCGCCAGCTTGGTAGTGTCTGACTTTTTCACCACCTTGCCGTCGCGCACGTCCGCCATGAAGTAGCGGCCGTCTTGCCACGCGAACATGCGCACAGGTGTCGGTGCGCTGGGGTCGTTCGTCCGGTACGCCATGACCACGGATTTTCCTGGGTCGAACCCTCGAGGGAGCGCCGGCAGATCGAAACCGATCTCCGGCCGCTCGTCTCTCCACGCCTTGAGGTCCCGCTTGCGGGGCTTTTTGCCGGCCGCGGTGACCGGGCCCACCGTGTCGCCGTCGCGGCCCTCGTACCAGTACAGTCGCGTGCCGTCGTAGACCGCGCTGCGGATCCCGTCCGCTTTGGGGCCCTTGCGCCCCCGCAAACGCTGGAGCGCGCCGATCACCGTCAGCGGTGCCTCGGTCACCAGGGCGCTCCACTCGCCCTTTTCCATCCTTTTGAGCACGGCGTCCAGGGCGAGCTGCTGCGTGTACTCGGTGCCCTGGACGGCCTGGGCGTGGACGCCCGCCATGAACTTGGCAGGATCGAACGCTGGGCTTGCTTGTCCCTTCGGCGACCGACTGTGCACCATGCCGAGGGTGCGCGCAGGCGTGCTCGAGAAGTCGAGCGGCGGGGCGAGCTCGAGCATGAACACGTCCCCGTCGCTGTCGAGCACCATGCCGCTGGGCGCCACCTGGCGCAGCAGCATGCCCTGAGCCTCGAATGCGACGATCGGGATCTCGCCCGCTTCGCGGCGCTTGATCGCGTCCACCTTCTGCGGCTTAGACATAGCGCCCGCGCGAGCTCGAGCGGCGGTCAGGCGGCGCTCGAGCTCCTGGGCGGCCTGCGCCCGCTCGTTTCGCCCGAAGTAGGTCAACGGCTGGCCGGGCTCGCAGACCGCGAAGGTGCGCGCCCCTGGCTTGCCAGACTTGCCCCACTCCTGGAGTACGGGGCAGTCCCCGTTCGGCTGGCTGGTGTAGGCGGGGCAGACAGTCGCGGAGAAGTTGATCTCGGGCTCGGTGAGCTGGACGCAGAACTGGCCGATCGGTACAGGCTTCTTGTCACGGCGCCCTCGCTTTTTCTCGTAGTCGAGCCACATGCGATAGGCGTCATCGACCGTCACCTTCGGCCGCTCGGCAACCGGCTTGACCGCTTCGCGCCGCGCCTTCGCCTCGGTCTTGCTCTCCGCCGGCGCAGGCTTGTCCGCCGCGGCGCCAAACTTGGTCGGCGCGTCCTCGAGGACGAACGGCGCCTTCGCGTAGTCGGTGGTTTTTCCCTTGCTTCGCACTGCGACGAAGTTGTCGGTCACCTTGAGGGACAGTCCCTTGAGCTTGCTGCCGGGCAGCGGCTCGAGCACCACCACGGTGTCGCTGGGCTTTTCGGCCACCCGGTACTTCACGCGTCGAGCTCCACCGCGGTTGAACTGGAGGAGCTGGCCGACCTTCGCCTTGCGGATCGCCTCGGTGCCCTCTCGAAGATCCTTGTCCATGACGCTCTCGGCCTTCGCTGCTCCCATGTTCTTTGCCTCCTTCGCGCGCGTCGGCGCCATGGCCCGCATCTTTTCGAGCAGGGCCGAAAACTGTTTGTCCACGCCGCGTCCCGCCTTGGAGCGCTCCGCAAAGTCGAGCGCGTAGATGTAGTTTTGGCCCTCGTGCTCGAGCCAGATCCGCGCCCCGTACTGGTCGTATTGCGCGCCCCGGTCGTACTTGCGGCCAACCGCCCAGCCGCCCTTGCGCAGCGCTCGGTTGATCGCGTTGGGGTCGGCCAGGTCGGGGTCGCGGGCCTCGATCGCGGCGATGATCTTGGGCGCGAGCTCGACGTGGCGCTTGCGATTCTCGGCGTCGTCTCGAGCTCGGCGCGCGTCCTCGTCGCGTCGCTTTGCCAGCAGTTGCCGGATCATTTTCTTCGGGTCGCCGGCGCAGATCGCAGATGCCTCGTCTTGGCCCTTGCGGGCTACGTCGAAGGGGATCCCGTGCACGCGCTCGAGCACGATCCGCGCCGCCTCGCTGCTCACCTGGCACAACCGGCGCGCCACGTCGTCGGGCTCCGCCCCCTCTTGCCAGTTGGCCGGATCCGCGATCAGGCGCATGCGCTTTCCGTACACCTGGGCGTACTCGAGGATCTGCTTGCGCTCGGCCTCAAGCTCCTTCGGCGTGTTGCGGTTGAGCCACTGCACCCCGAACATCAGATACGGCTCGAGGCTTTGATCGGGGCTGAGATCCGATCCGTTCCACCAGATGCGTTTGTCCAGGCCCGTGCGCTTGCCGATCGCCTTTTTCTTGGCGCGGAAGTCGGCGATCTCGGCCATGGCGTCTTTCCATGCGCGCGTGGTCTGCAAGGCGCGGAAGTAGCCGCGGGCTTCGGGTGCGTTGTAGGTGTCGCCGCGCTCCGGCTTGGGAGGCCAGTTGCCCTGCTCGAGGGCGAGCTCGCCGATCCGTTGCGCCGCAGCCTCGGAGGTGACGCCTGTCACCATCAGCCGCTTGTCGGTGCCGAACCGCTTTCGGATCGCCGCGCGTAGCTTGCGGATCGCTTTGGGGTCGTCCAGCTCGCGGAAGATCGAGAGCACGGTGGGCATGCTGCTGGTCTTGTCCAGGCGCATGGCCAGGTGCTCGGGGCTCTGTGGTGGACGCGCAGCGCTTTCGAGTGGCTTTTTCACCGTCACCAGGGCGACGCGCACGTTCGTATTCTCGAACTTGGCGTCAGGCTGGGGCTCGATGCTGGCGCCCATGTCCTCGAGACGGTCGCGGAGCTCGACGGTGAGCGCGTCGGTACGCGAGGGGAACGATCCCGACACCACCGACACCAGGACGCCGCCAGGCTCGAGGAGCTCGAGCGCGCGGTCGAGGTGGCGCGCGTCCGAACGATCCTCGAACGGCGGGTTCATCAGGATCCGGCTGTACCGCTCGCCTCGAGGGGGCTTCCACGCCAGGAAGTTGTCTTGCGTGACTTTTTTGAACCCCTGGGAGCGCAGGAGCTCGGCCAGGCTGCGGTTGAACTCCACCAGGCGCAGGCGGTCGCCGAACGCTCGGAGCTCGCGTGCGATGGCGCCAGACCCGGCAGACGGCTCGAGCACCATGGTCCCGATGGGCATGTTGGCGAAGTCGGCGGCGTCCACCATCTTCCCGACCAGCTTTTCGGGCGTCGGAAAAAAGCCAGGGATCCGGCGCCGCATCAGCTCGGCCTCCTTCAGCCTGAGCTCGGCCGCCTTCGCTTCCTCAGTGTCGAGGCGCACGCCGCCCACGCAGCAGCGCATGAGGGCTTGGAGCGCGTCGCGTAGCTCGGCGGTCGTGTTGATCCCCAGCGTCTTACGAATCCGAACGTCGTCCTCGAGCAGCTCGATCACGCGCTCAAAGGGCGACCAGCGCTCCTTCGATTTCTTGTCGAGCTCGCGCATGCGCGCCATGAGATCCTCGGCCTCTTGGAGCTTGAGGGGCACGTAGTCCCCGCCTCCGGTCGGGGTGCGGCCCATGAGCTCGCGGATCAACGGGTACTGGTCGAGCTCGAGGTCACGAGCTGCGTCCACCAGGCGATCCCGGTACAGACGCAGGGGCGCGAGCTCGGCGAACTCCACGTCCCGCATCTTGGGCGGCGGGAGCTCGCGGTCGGGGCCCAGGCGCTCGCCGTTCGCTTCGACCCGGCGCCGGGTCGCGCGGCGGAGCTCCACCAGCAGATCGTTGAGCTGGGTGCGGTGGCGGATCCGGTTGAGCGCTGCGTTGTCCGCTCCCCTCGCGCTCTCCGCGATCCGCTGGCCCAGGCGCTCGAGGATCGACCCGGTGTCGATCTTGGCAGTGCCGCCCTTGATCTTGTGCGCGGCCATGCGAGCTCGCCGCGGCGTGTTTGTCTGCGCCTGCGCGGCTTCCTCGATCTGCTTTTTGCCCTGGGCCTTGAGCTTGCGGCCCTGGTCGATCAGCCGCTTGCCCCGCTTTTCTCGCTCGCGGATCTGCTTTCCCATGGCGCTGTTCTCGAGCGCCTTGGTCATTTTGCGCTTGGTTGGCTTGGCCTTCGGCTTGGCCGGTGCGTCGTCACCGAACAGAGAGGCCGGGCGCGCAACCTGGAGCTTGGCTCGGGGGCCAAAGGTGTAGCTCTCCTCGCACAGGTCACCCTCCATGACCGTGGCCGTGCGCGCGCACAGGCGCACCATGTCGTCGGCCTGTTCGACCTTGACCACCTCCACCTCGCCCAGGCCGGGGAGGCGCACCACGTCGGCGACGCGAACCTGTTGTGCCTCGAGCTCCACTAGACCATCCCCCTGATCGCCGCCCGTGTAGCGGCGGCGCGTTCGCGACGGGCCTCAAGCGCTTCTCGAGCTGCTCGCTCTGCCGTCTTGGTCCCGACTCCCGCGGACATAGCCGTGGCGCCCGCGAGCACCTCAAGTGACGGGACCGGGCGTCCGTACCGGAGCGCGCCCCGGATGATCCCGTCCGCCTTGGCGCGAGCTCGAGCCGCGGCCTTGCTGCCCCAGGACTCCGGCCGCGGCGTCGGCCGGTAGTCTTCCGGCGGAGGCGAGGTTCCGTACTCCTGCGCGATCTGCCGGCGGATTAGCCGGCTACCGCGGTCATAGGCAGCCTTGCCCACACTTAGCCTCCCGCCAGGGCGCGGATCGCTGCTCGAGTCGCCGCGCGTTGCTTGTTCGAGCTCGGCTTATTTTTCGCCGCCTTGGCCCGGCGTTTCGGGGTGAGCTTGGAGCGGTGGGCCGCCTTGTAGGCGCGCTGCTTTTCGAGGCTGACCGGGCGCCCCATGAAGTCGGCCTGGAAGATCCCAGGGAAGGCCGCGGCCTCGTTGAGGAGCTCGCGGATCGGTAGTTCGATCACCTTGACCTTCATGGTCCGCTCCGGCCCGATGATCGCCAGCGCAGCCCAGCGGTGGTGGCCGTCGAGGATGTGGCCGTCCGCCGATCCCAGGACGGCCGCGTCGATCTTTGGGAACTTGCCGCACAGGTGGCTGTCGGCCATGCTCACCGCCTTGCGGGCCTGGATCTCGCGCTGGGTGGCCTTGAGCATCCCCACCGGGATCTCTTTCACCTTGATCTTGACCCCGCTTCGCTTCAGGTAGTCCATCCACGCCTTGAGCGGCGCGACGTTGCGTTTTCCGCCTGCGTCGAGGATCGCCCGGCCGAGCGCCTGCTTGTCGGGGTCTTTGTCCTTGAGCAGCTTGTCCGCGGTGGTGTCGAGGATCTGGGGCATTTCGGCGCGCGAGAGGCCCAGGTTCCCCTTGCAGACGCTCGGCTTCATTTTGCAGTAGTCGGCGGCTCGCTCGATCCCCTTCTCGATCAGCCCGCGCACGCGCCGAGCGCTGTCGCGGTCGGCGTCGAGCACGTCGAGCTTATACATGCGGCACACGCTGCGTTCGGGTTGCTTCATGGTCTTGGTCGTCCTCTCGAGCTCGTGGCACTTGGCGCCTCGAGCTCCGGTTTTGGGTAGCGGCCTGCCGAGCAGGATCTTGAGCTTTCGCTTGCCCGCGATCGTGCGGAAGTACCAGTAGGGATAGTCGGGATACTTGCCCTGGGGGTGGGCGCCGACCCACTCGATCTGCTTGCCCAGGAGCTCGCACACCTCTTGGGGATCGGTGACGGCGGGCGGCCGAAACCGCGTGATCATGATGTGGGCGATCTTGTCGCTGAGCTCGCCGTAGTAGCCGGGCTGGTTCAGCATTTTGCCCTTGTGCTTCACGATCTCGCGCTTGGCCTGGTCGCTCCCGTCATGGCCAAGGCCGGTGCTCTTGATCCCTCGAGGCTTGCGCTTGGCGGTGCTCACCACGTCGGCCAGGGGATCGGCGTCGATGTCGGCCGCGGTGACCACCAGCGTTTCGTCGCCCGTCAGGTCGCCGACCTTGCGGAACTTCAAATGTCCGCCGAGGTGCGCATATGCGCCGTCGATCAGCTTGAACAGGTTTTTGGCGACCGCAGGCTGAGCGCGCAGCACCGCAGGCGAGAGATCGAGATAGACGTTTTTGCGCCCCCCCGCGAGCTCGGAGAACGTGTCTCGAGGTCGGTAGAGCTGCGCCGTGCGGACTCGAGACGCGCGACGCCGCTTTTTCCGGCGCCAGTCGCCGGTCTTCGGGTCCTTTTCGTAGCCGGCACGCTTGACGGCCGTCCAGGCCGTCGCCGCGGCCTGGGCGTCGGTGTAGCCCTGCTCGGAGATCCCCTGCTGGTAAACCTCCTCCCAGATCCGTGCTGCCCGCGGAAGCCGCTCGAGTGTCCCCAGGGGCATAGCTAGTAGTCTCCTTCTCCCGAAAGTCGTCCCCAGAAATCCGTGGTCATGCCCCGCGCGGACTCGGTGATCCGCTGGACCGGCGCGGGCATGGCCGGCACGACCACCTGCGGCTGCGAGGCCAGGTGTTCCTTGATCGCCTGCACGTCGCCCTCGAGCTGGCCGATCTGATCGCGCTCGCCGGTGAACACGTACTGATCCAGCAGGCGCACCGCGATTGCACCGGCGGCGGCGCTGACCACCGCGATCAGGACGGTGCGACCGATGTTGCCTTCCCCGTTTTGGCCCACGGCGTAGCCCTGCGCGGGCGGCTGCTTCACCTGGGGCCCCGGCTTGCCCTGCTGTGGCTGCTGGGGTGACGGCTGCGCCTGGGGCGGTCGTGCGTGCTGGTAGGGGTGTGCCTTCATGCCGAATCAGTCCTCTCCTCGAGCTCGAGCTCGAGCACGAAGTCCTGCCAAGCGCTGTAGATGGTGTCCCAGGTCGTCCAGGCCGCGTCGCTCGCCTGCTCGAGCAGGGTTAGCGGAGGCTGAGGCCCGCACTGCCGTTCGGTGCGCCTGCGCCTCTCGTAGTAGCTGAGCCGTTGCCACCGCCCCGGCCCCATCCACAGGCGCGTGCGATCCTGGCAGGTGCAGGGGTGCTTGAAATAATTGTCGCAGCTCAGCGCGAAGCGAGCGGCGGCCAGGGCGGCCGGGCCGGGGTGGTCGAGCACCTCGGGCGGCGCACACTCGCCGAGCTCCGGCAGCCGGTGAAGCATGTAGGCGGCGGCGCCCCCGAACGACCCCCTGGTGGTCCAGCGCATCGCCTCCTCGCGGTCCGCGGGCGGCGCGTGCTCCTCGCACGTCTCCGGCTGTAGCCAGCCCTCGGCGACCGCCCTCGAGTAGAAGCGGCGTCCCGCCCAGCCGTCGAGATCGTGGATCCCGATCGGCTTGCAGCGGCTCTCCCGCATGCACACGCGCTCGAGCTCCTCTCCGAGCTCCGGCCGCCCGACCGCCTCGGCGGCCAGGTAGGCAGCCTCGCGCGGTGTCACGTCCTCCTCGCCCAGCAGTCGCGGATCGAGCGCCAGGACCAAGATCAGGTGTCGCATGGGGTTTGAGTACCACCGTCATGCGACCCCCTGCACGATCGCTAGCGCTTCCGCTGCTGTCATGTTCAGTGACTGCGAAACGGGCCGATCCACGAGCTCGCGGCTGTAGCCGAGCTGCTCGAGGCGGTCGCCGAGCTTGTTTTTGCCCGTTCGCTGGCGCTCGATCTCGTCGGGGCGGTTCATGCGCGACGGTGCGCGCATACACACACGCAGGTTGCCCCAGGTGGGCGTGGCCTTGAACGAGTCGCGGCGCATGCAACCGCGGAAGTAGCCCAGCAGCATAGCGAGCGCGGCGGGCGGGTCGAAAACAGCCCAGGGCGACATGCAACGCTCGGCGCTGCCCTTCGGGAACTGCATGAGGAAGTTCGCGGGGAGCTGGGCCCACAGGCCGCCGCTCCCGAAGTTGTACTGCTCGGCCGGATGCCCGCACGCCGAAAGCGCGTCGGCGTTGCGGTTGTAGGCGCGCTGCGCCGCCCGGCTTTCGCCCTGGTCGATGTTGATCTTCGCCCAGGGGGGCGCGCCCTGGACGACGCCGCGGCCCATGAGCGGGTTCAAGCCGCTTTCGCCCAGGGCCGCGGCCTCGAGGAAAGCCGCCCACTGCTGATCGAGGCCCAGGGCCTGCGCCATGGCGCGGATCGTCGCCTGGGCCTCGCCGGCCTGCACGTCGGGCTCGAGGTCGAGCTCGTCGGGGCGCGTCTCGTCGTCCCCGCCCTCGGCCCCAGAGAAAGCCAGGCCGAGCAGGATCGCACCGGGGATCAGCAGAACGGCGGCACGCATCAGTCGTCGCTCCCGCTGAGCTCCTGAAGCCAGGACAGAACCTTTGAACCGCCCGGCACCACCGAGTCGATGGCGCGCCGGAAGTGCACCTCGGCCGCGCCCGCGTCTTCGGGGTAGTCCCCGCGCGGGTCGTTGATCCCGGTGGGCCGCCCGGCCATGGGCTGCATCGTCTCGCCGTTGACGCCGATCGGGATCTCCTCGGGCTGGTCGGGATCGCTGAGGATCTTCAGGACGTGGCCGCCCAGCTCCGCGGCCATGGCCGCCTCGTCGCTCTCGGCCTCGACGCTGTAGATCGTCTGGTCGGGGGCGATAACGAGGATCGAGCCGGTCTTCTTTTGGATTCGGAACTGAATGAGCATGGTGTGGGTCTGCCTTTCCTCTCGAGTCTATCGGAAGACGTAGCCGCCAAGGATCGTCGCGGGATGGACGACACCTCGTTCGCAGTCAGCGGCGAGCGAGTGGTAGTTGATCGCGCCAGGGCGCGCGCCTGAGATCGAAACTCCCTGCTGGTAGTCGCCGGTGTCGCTCGGGGCGCCGCCGGTGCCGGTGGGAGGGATCAGCGACGGGTCGCCGCCGGCCAGAGCGAGCTCGAGCTCGCTGGGGGGCGCGACGGGGCGCCCCAGGGAGATCAGGAGGATCCGCGCGGTGACGACCAACCTGAAGTACCACTTGCGCGCCGTCTCGGTGACCGGCGCGTACTCCTCGAGCACCTGGCCGGGAAGCGTGGGTATCTCAAGCCGCTGGAGCTCGAACGGCTGATTCCAGCACGCGTCGGGCACCGTGTCGCTGTAGGCGTACAGAGCCAGCATGTACGGGTCGTTCACGTCCACCGTCGTGGGCTGCGTCTCGCCGCTGCGCAGCCTAGCGATCGTGACGGAGCCCTTGATCGCGGCGTCGGTCATTAGCTGGCCGAGCGCCTGCACGTAGGACGCGAGAGCCTCGGGCGAAAGGGCCTCGAGCGCGATGCCGCGGCAGTCGTCGGTGAGCGCGTAGCGAGGCGTGGCCCCGCCCTGAGTCAGCAGAGCGAAGCCCAGCCCCGCGGCCAGGAGCAGGGCCCAAAGCATTAGCTCAGCCTCGCCAGGAGCTCAGGGGGCGGGTCGATCGAACTCGAGCCGTCCGACCAGTCCACGTGTGCGCACGTGACTTGTGAGAACTGGCTGAGCGCGGCCGGGTTGACGGGCGGGAGCCAGAGCAGTCCGTAGTCGCTGCCACGCCCCGTGATCCGGCTTCCGTCCTGGGTGATCGCGCGGCGCGGCATGTTCCCCTGAAGCGCGGACTTGACCGCGTTTTCGTGCCAGGGGAAGAAGGCTCGGCGCAAACCCATGCCGTTGACCCCGTAGAAGCTGGGGAACGTGTTGGAAAAGCTCGGCGACGCGTAGAGCGGCATGTTCCAGTTGGGCGAGCTCGTGATGCAGTAGATGTAGTCGAGCCGCCGCTGCCCGCCCTTGCCGTCCGCCCCGTCGTCGCCCATGCCGGGCACCGTCGCGTTCAGAGCCTGGCGCGCGATCGTGGCCAGGTTGTCGCCTTTCCGAATCTGATAGAACTTGCCGGGTGTCGGGCTCCCGGCCGGCGCGACGAGCTCTTCAAGAATCTCGACCAGGGTGTCGGCCTCGTTGCAAAACGCCTCCGCGCTGGGACTCGCCAGGAACGCCCCCACCTGATCCACGACGTACTGCTCGACGGCCTGGACGGTCGAGTCGTCGTAGTCCGGGATCGCTGGCCAAGGAACATCGGGGTGGAGCTCGCCGAGGACGCACGCCGAGATCGTCATTTGGTTTGCCTGGGCGCCAAGGCGCTTGGCGCAGTCGCAGATCGTCCGCTTGACGAGCTGCACGTCGTCGTCCGTGGTCGGCGTGGGGATCGGGCCCACGGGTTGCCGCTGGCCGCCGTTGCCGTTGCCGTTGCCGTTCCCCTGCTGCTGTTCGCCGCCACCTGCGGCTAAAAGCAGGACCACGAGTCCTGCCGCGATGAGTGCTCCGGTTCCCATGTGTCTTGTCTCCTCCAGGTGTCAGGCGGCGCAGGCCGATCCGTTGCAGCCGTTTTGCTTGGTGAGCTTCGCGGCGCTGTCGATGCGCTCGCCGTCGATGTAGGCGACCGCGTGAAAATCCAGGGTGCTGAGGGGGTCGTTGGGGTTTACCGGCTCGCCCACCGGCTCGAGGTACACGTAGGCTTCTTTGCCTTTCGCCCTCGCCGCGCCTACGTCGAAGGCGGCGGCGTCCAGGCAAGTGGCCTTGCCTCGAGCGATCACGGCCGGCGCCGGCCACCAGTTTTGACAGAGCTGCTGAGCCCCAGGTGGCGGCGGGGCGTACCGCACCGGCGGTTCCACGCAGGTGATACAGCAGGGCACCTCGGGGCGTTCGTAGCCCGCCATGGCCATGCGATCGGCCTCGAGGTGGCGGCCCACGAACCACTCCGCGTTGACGTTGGCCAGCACCTCGGCCAGGGCCATAAGGTGGTGCCAGCGGGCCTCAGAGGGCGGGGTGGGCATGTGTATCCGTGCTTCGATCATGCTTAAAACTCCAGGGTGAAGACGGCCAGGGCCTGAGCCAGGCTGCCGCTGTTGTTGACGACGCGAAGCCACCGGGCGACACCGGCGGCGGGTTGCTTGAGTCGCAGGTCGCCGCCGACCACCGAGCGGGTGAGCGGGGTTTCGGCGCCACCCAGCGCGGGCTCGAGCGACCAGAACGCGTCGGTCGCACCGTAGACGCTGGCCTCCACCGTGTGCTGGGGGATCTTGACGAGCAGGTCGCCGCCGTCCGCAGGCAGCACGAGGAGCTCGGTGAAGCGAGCAGCTCGCCGACCGATCGGCGCGCTGGAGCTCTGCGTGTAGCTGGCCTCCATAAAGGTGTCGAGGATCAGGCCGGGAGCGCCTGTCGCCAGGCGCGGGCGTGGCGTGGTGAGCTGGCCCGACCGAGCGGGGTCGCCGGCAAAGGCGACGCTCTCCTCCGGCAGTAGCCACTCGGCCTTGACGTGCGGCGACGGGAAGCTCGCCACCACCCCACCGCCCACGTCCACGACCACGCTGGTCTGGTTGGCGGTGTCGTCGGTCCAGGTAATCCGCGCCTTGAGCGCGCTGTAGGGGCTGCCCCGGAACTCGGAGGGGTCACCTGGCGCTGCGGTCGCCTGCGCGACGGTGCTCTGAAACAGGGTCGAGCGAGCCAGGCGCTCGAGCTCGCTCCGGTCCAGGGCCGTGATCTCGGCCTGCTCGTCCGCGAAGTAGCGCTGGATCTCAAGGGCGTGCAGCGACACCGTGAGCCACTCCACAGCGTCTTTGCAGTCGGCGCGACCGTCCCGAAAGCCTCCGTAGGCGTTGAAGCTACCCACCTGCTCGGCCTTGGTCAGGCGAGCCCACGGATCGCTCACGAGGGGTCCTCGGATACGACTCAGGGCTTGCTTGTACTCGCCGCGCTGTAGGGGATTGCCGGACATCGGTTTGGGTGTTGTCGAGGGGGCGGAGGGAAGGCCCCAGGACGCCCCCTCGGCGTCCTGGGGTGGTGAGCTCAAGAAGCGAGCTCTAGGCCGACTACGACTTCACGAAGTCGCCGGCGAGCGAGGCGAAGACGACGATCGCCTGGCCTGCGTCCAGGTTGGTCACGTCAATGAACGCGGGGTTCGTCGCCGTGATCACCCGCTCCCAGTACACCTCGAGGTAGGTCTGCTGCGCAGCCCACGTCGAGCCGATCACCGGGCTGTTGTCCGCGAGCTGGTTGTCACCCAGGATGCGAACGGCGGTGATCGTGAACGCCTGGGTGAACGCCACCGGCGAGACGCCGGCCGCGGTCGTGGCGGTCATGTGGAGCCACCGAGCGACAAACTCCGTCGCGTTGGTGGGGGTGAGGGTGATGGTGCCGGAGGCACCAGGGCCGAGAGCGGCCTGGCCGCCGAGGTGACCGCGGCAGTATTTGCCGCCGCCCATTTGCTCCGCGCACTCGGCGGGACCGGCGGGCACGGGGGCGGGAAGACCGCAACCGGGGCCGGCAGGGCGGGTGCCAACGCCGGAGCTCGGGTTGCGAGTGGAAACGGGGGGCTCCTGCCCCACGCCGTAGCCGTGGTGGTAGGGGTTGTGCATGGTTCGTTCTCCGTTGGGCGAGCTCTAAAGCTCGGTTGTTTGCTCGGAGTCTCGTGCGCCACCTCGGCCTGGGCTCCGCGGCATCCACCCTCGAGGGGTGGTGGAGCGGTTGTGCTCAGGCTCTCCTCGGCACGATCGAACGGTTGGGCCCCTCCGAGAAGCGGGGCCGAAGTCTTCGGGATCGGCCTAGACGACCTTCGCGCGGACCGTGTTGTAGAGCCACGCGGAGAGCATGCCGTTGCCCGCGTTGAGCAGCGGGTCGCTGGCCTTCTTGCCGGCCAGACCCGTAAGGCCGAGCACCACCAGGGCGCCGCCGATCCACAGGGTCTTGGGCAATTTCATCCAGTCGCCGGGAAACTTGGCATCGACGTAGCCGGCCACGCCGGCGCCGGCGAGGGTCAGCCCCACGTCCATCACGCGGCCGGAAGCGGTCGCGGCCTTCTCCTTGAAGTTCTTGAGGGCTTTGCGGGCGGAAACCGCCTCTTTGACGGCCTCTTCCTTGCTCACGTTGCGCATCATGGGGATTGCCACTGAAACATGTTCCTTTGCTGGGTTGATCGGCGCGGGACCGCCGCGCGCAGGCACTACCTTGCACGCCGGTTGCGCCGTCTTGCAACTTTTTACGTCTTACTTTTTTAGGCAACCCCGGTTGTTCGCGTACTCCCCTGAAATCATAGGTTGTTTACGGCACCGACAACCGGATACTTTGAGCGTCAAATGCTCGACCACCACGCAGACCCCAGCGACGAACGGTTCCCTCTCGTCTTCGAGGCCGGGATCCCCAACCCCATGCGGATCCCCCCCGCGCCCGACGAGCTCGTGACGCACGTTCGGCAAAACCACCGCGGCCTCGACCGCGTGACGGTCAAGCTGCACGGGGGCCGGAAGCGGTACTCCCAGGTCAACGCTCTACGGATCGGGGCGAAGTACGACGAGCTCCCGCGCGCGAGCATCGACCAGATCTGTCGCGCCATCATGGCCATCTGCCAGGACCTCTACGAGGAGCGCGACCAGTCCATGCGCTTCATGATCCAGAGCCACGTCTACGTGAAGGCCACGGGCGAGCCGAAACGGATCTCCTGCCACATCGAGCTCGGCGAGTCGGGCATGTACGGCGAGAGCAGCGTCGAGGGCATTTCGCCGCCGGAGTCCACCGACGACATGATGCTCATGCACATTCGCGAGTGCCACGTTCATATCCTCAACCAGAGCAGGATCATTCAGGAGATCGGGAAAGAGGCAATCGCCAACGCGGGCGCAGTCTTCCAGGCTCGCAGCGAGGCGCTCGAGGTGCAGGCCGAAGCGCAGCAGACCGTTCTGGACTCGCGCGCGAAGGAACGCGCCGAGCAGGCTCGAGAGGCGCGGATCGATCGCGTGGTGCAGACCGTCGAGAAGATTGCACCACTCATGCTCATGCAGGCCATGAACGGCGGCAACTTGCCCCAAGAGGCAGTGCAGCAGCTCGTGCCAGACATGGCCAAGCAGCTTGGCGCCGCCGCGGGCGGCGGGGTGCAAAACGCCATGGCAGCCGCCGGCGCGAGCGCGAGCTCGAGTCCGCCGTCTACACCCGCGCCCACGTCGGCGGTGCCGGCCTGGGCTCGCCAGGCCGCGCCCCAGGCCGCGCCCCAGGCCGCGAGCTCACCTGCACCCGCGACGGCGGGCGAAGGCATGGCGCCGGAGGGCCTGCCCCAAACGGAGGCCCCACACGTGCACGACGGGGACGGGCCCGACCCTACCCAGGAGCCACACGCCAGCCTCGCCTATTCCCTGTTCCAGTCGATCGAAGCGGATCAGTGGGGGAAGCTGATCGACACTCTGACAAAGGCTCAGCTTCAGGACTTCCGTCGCTGCGGATCAGTGGAGACTGACGAGGCGACGATGCAGGTCCTGGTTCGCTTCGGATCGAAGCTGAAGGCCGAGCAGCAGGCCGCCCTGCTGACGATCCTGAACCCCCAGCAGCTTCAGTGGGTGATGCGTCTGCGTAGCGTCGCAGAGGCATGGCAGGCAGAGCAGGAGGGGTCGGAGCCGTCGGGCGAAGGGGAGTGACCTCGGCGAGCTCGGCGGGCTTCTGGGCGACGACGGGCGCGACCTCGGTCCTGTTTTCGTCTCGAGCTCGGATCGCGTCGAGCAGCTCGGCGCCCATGCGACGGAGCTCGAGATTCACCACCGGCGGGCCGCCCTGCGCTTCCTGGGCCTCGCGCTCCGCCGTCTCGCGGTAGTGCCGTTCCTCGCGCGCCCGCGCAGCCTCGGCGACCTCAGCCTGGCGACGATCCTCGGCGAGCTCGGCGAACGTCGCCGACCACCGCTCCATGGTCACGTCGCCAAAGACGTTGCGCGGATACCACCATTTCGCCGCCTGGCGCCCAGCCTCGATCAGCTCCGCGCACTGCTCGAGGTGCTCGATCAGGTCGTCGGCCTCGAGGCCGTCGTCCAGGCGAGCCTGCACCGCGGTGACGGACGGGGCAGAGCGCCAGGGCACCGCGGCGCCGCGAGGCGTCCGCTTGCGCATGGCCTCGACCACCCTGCGTGCGTCGCGGGAGGCGGTCTGCCAGGTGAGGCGCCGGGCTTGGCACGGTTCCTGCTCTAATTGCTCTCTTTTAACCAGATCTTGGTTAAAGAGAGAGGAATTAATTGCACTCGCCGTGCCAGGTTGGGGGTGACGTGTCGAGAAGTCGTGACTACTATCCATGTCGGGCTCGCTCGTGACGCGCACGGGCTCATGCGAGCTCAGGAGGGGAAGGCCGGGACGGGTCTTCCCCTCCCCCCTTTGGGGGGTGCAGCGGTCCGATCACGGTACACCGGGAACGCGGAGCCGCCTACGCTGACCGACCGTGCATGTGAACGGAGCTTCGCCGCTAGATCTTGTGGTCGTGCCTGGCGACACCCCAAGATCTAGACGCGCCTGCGCGCGGGGCTGCGACCCCCCGCGCGCTACTCGTCACGTCGGCGACTTTAGACGTGGGAGATCGCGCAGCCGGGCAGACCCACGTGAAGGAGGGAAGGCGGCGCGACGCTGGACAGCGGACCACACCTCGCTAGACGGTACAACCCCCAGGGGGTACGCTGCTCGTGCGGGCTGCGACCCCGCGAGGCAGACCTATGACCGACAACACGTTCACCCCCGCGCGGGCGCAAGAGTGCGACCGTCTCCTGTCCATCCTGATCGGCACCGCGGACGCGGCCGAGCGCCTGGCCGCCGGCCGAGCTCTCGGCGTCGTCTCCCCGGAGGGCGTCACGCCCGTGCAGTCCACCGTGATCACGCGTTGCGTCCGAACGGCAGACGGCAACCTGTGGGCGCAGCTCGAGGGCGCCCAGGGACCGATCGCGCAGTACGTCCTGCCGGCGCTCACCATGCAGAGCGTGCTCGCGGCGGTCGCTGCGATCACCAGCTACCCGCACCTCACCGCAGAGGAGCACGCCGCCCACACCAGCGCGTTCCAGACTGCCAAGGAAGATGCGTAGGATGGGACGCTTCACCGACGCGCTGACCAAGAAAGGCGCCACCACGGAGCGCCGCAAGACCTGGACGCTCGGGTCGTTTCACACCTGGCGCACGGACGGCCGAGGCCCCCGTGAGCTCCTCGAGGGGTTGATCGACCAGCTCCACGACGCGGCGCGCCGGCAGGGGCGACTGACCCCGCGCGAGGACATTGACCCGTTTGTCGCCGACCCCTTGGCCGCGGTGGTCGGCATGGCCACTGTCGAGGAGCTCGAGCGCCTGCACGCGCGGATCGAAGACATCGAGCTGGCCATGAAGATCGCCACCGAGCGGCTGCTCGAGCTCGAGGGCAACGCCCCGCGCGCGCACGCAGTGCCCAGGAGCGCGCCTGCGGCGGACGGTGGCCTGCGCCAGGCCCTGATCCGGGGAGCGACCGTGCAGGGCTACCGGCTGCGCGACGCAAAGGTCGGCCGGTCTAGCAGGCGCTGCTACGTCGAGCAGGCCCAGGGCGATGGGCAGTGGCAGGTGGTCTGGGCCGGCGGCCACAAGGCGGGCGAGGACGCCCGCGGTCGCGCGCTGCTTGAGGGGGCGAACGCCGCCCTGGCCATGGCCGAGGGACGCATGGTGCCGGACGCCGAGCCTCACGAGCAGGACACCGAACCCCCCGAAGACCGCGAGGGCGACGACGCCACGGAGGACGATGCGCCGTGAGTCAATCCAGCTTGTTCGGAGCGCCGCGGTGCTCGAGCTGCGGCGCTGAGATCGTGTGGATCGCGTCCGCCAAGTCTGGCCGCCCGATCCCCTGTGAGCCGCCGCTCGTCACGGTGGTGACCCGCGGCGGCGAGGTGGTGACCGGCTACGTTTCGCACTTCGCCACGTGCCCCCACGCCGACACACACCGCCAGGGGGACGCATGAGCATCGACTACCGAGCGCAGTGCGAGCGCCTCGAGCAGGCGCTGGCGAAGGTGCTCCCGTCGCTTCACGAGCACGACCCGCACGCGCAGCGAGCTCGAGCGGTGCTGGACGAGCACCGCCGAGAGGTGCGCCGCGAAAGGGCCCGCCAGGAGCAGGAGCTCCAGGGCTCGCTGTTCGCCAAGCCCGCGGGGATCCCCTACCGGCCGCACGTGCAGCAGGACACGTCGCTTGAGGCGGCTCACGACCTGGGCAAGCGGCGCGCCGAAACGATACGCGGCGAGGTGCTCGCGGCGCTCCGACTGCGACCGCAGACTGACCAGGAGCTCGCGGCGCGACTCAAGATCGAGGGCAACACGCTACGCCCGCGCCGGATCGAGCTGTGCGATCGGGGCCTGGTGCGGGACAGTGGGCGCCGGGCGCTGACCAAGCACAAGCGCCAGGCGATCGTTTGGGAGGCCGTGCCGGTCGGAGGGGTGGGCAAGCCGTGAGGCAGCAGCTCGGCCTTCCGTCCGTCGAGGTGTCCTACAGCGAAGAGGACGGCGAGACACACAGCGACGCCTTCTACACGCCGCTCGAGTGGGCCGAGCTCGTGGACAAGTTCTATGCAAACGACGGCGGACTCACGCTCGATCCCGCGTGGCACCCCAACAGCCTGATTCAGCCGGAGATCGGCTACACGCGCGCGCAAAACGGCCTGGTGCAGCCGTGGCCCAAGGGGGCCAACGGCTATCTGAACCCGCCGTACTCGGACGTGACGCCCTTCCTCGAGCTCGTTTCGCAGCACCACTCGGAGCACGGCGGGACGTGGCTGATCTTGCTCAAGGTGGACACCTCGACCGCCTGGTGGCGGCAGTACGTGTGGGAGGCGGCGTGCCGCGTCTCGTTTCTCTACTCGAGGGTGGGCTTTCGCCACCAGGGCCAGAAGATGCCGCACGCGGCGTGGCCCTCGGCGTTCGTGCTCTACGCACACCGGGAGAAGGGGCCGCGACGCCGGGCGCAGCTTTCGCGCTTTTCGCGCTGCTTCGGGCAGGGCCGTGGGCACCTCTGGAAGCCCGACTAGGGCGTGTGCGCGCATCGTGCTAGCGGTGCGCGGCGCGCTTGATCTAAGATGCGCGCATGACGTTTCCCACCGGCGCTACCACGGGCGCACCCCTCGACCTGGCCTCCACCACCGCGCGCGTCCAGTCTCAGGCGCTTGCGATCGATACCGCTGCGGACCTCACCGCGGACGACTCGGGAAAAGCCTTCATTCTCAACCCCGACGCAGCTCCCCTCGGGCAGGCGCTGCCTCCGGTGGACGCCGACGCGATCGGCTTCACCGTGACGATCGTCAACATCGACGACGCCAACGCGGTGAACGTCACCTCCGGCACCGACAACTTCAACGGCGCCGCGGGCCCGGTGGCGATCCCCGCCGGCGAGTCCCGCACCTTCATCGCCGTGCAGTTTGACGGCGGCGCCTTCGGCTACGCCGTCGTGGGGGCCTGATCCGTGACGTTTCCGACCGGAGGAACAAGCGGTGCGCCGATCGATCTGGTCAGTCTCGCCGGCGCGCCGAGCTCGGCGGGCCTGGTGGACTACCTTGTCGATCCGACGCTGAGCCCCAACCCTTCGCAGCGGATCTTCGCCGACCTGGGCGCGGCGTGTGACGCCGCCCTCGCGGACGGCAACCCAGCGAAGATCACCGTCCGTGGCAACGTCACGACCGGGCCCCGCTCCGGCGAGCTCGCGTCGGCCTACGTCGTCCCCGATGGATCCGTCCTGTGTGGCGCCACCCCCCTGCCCGTGGACTTCTCCGGCTTGGGTCCCGACGTGGTGACCCTGGGCGACGGGTCCACGTTCGCCGGCTTTGACGTGTTCCAAGACATTGGGATCACCACTACGTCGGCCGGCAGCGCGCCCCTCGATTCAGCGTTTCTGCTCGAGGGCAACACGCTCATGCAGCGTGTCGCCGTTCTGGGCGGCGGCGCTACCTCAAATTCGGTTCTGCGCGTGCTGGCAGCGGGCACCCAGGTGTGGGTCGAGAGCAGTCTTTTTGGAGACGGCGGCAGCCAGCAGGTGATCGACACCGGCGCTTTCGCCCCGGTGATCTTCCAGATCGACTCGCGGTCGCGCATCGAGGACGACGTGTTTCGCAACGTCGTCGGCGGCGACACGCAGGTGACCTTCGAGCTTGGCTCGGAGGTAAGTACGACGCAGACCAACGCGGCCGGCACCTTCTCGATCGACCCGCTGAGCAACACGCCGGCGGGGATCCTCGAGTCGGCCGGGCCCGCGCCAGTGTTCGGCACCAACCTGTTTGCAGGGGGCGTGGGGGACAGCACCGAGGCCGTGCGACGCATGGCCCAGCTCCTGTATGTCCTGAACGGGAACACCGAGATCCCGTGAGGCAAGCCGCACACGCGGCCCTGGTCGCGGTGGTCCTGAGCTCGAGCGGGTGTCTCGCGGCGAAGCTGCGAGGCCCCGCCGAGGACCACGCGATCCAGGCGCGGATCGTCGCCGACCGCTACGCCGAGGGCGACTACTCACGCGAAGACCTCGAGCTCGACCTCGAGGAGCTCGCGCGCCAGGCCGAGCTGCTCGAGCAGATCGTCAAGCAGCGACCGGGCGACCCCGAAGGCGACGATGCCCCGGAGTGACGACGACCGGATCGCCGAGCTCGCCGGCGCGCTGATCGATCGGATCGACCCGAACTGCTACGCGTGCCGCGAGGCGCGGTCCTGGGCCGACCAGCACGCGGCCAGCCTGGTACGCGTGGCCCTCGAAGACTCGCAGGCGGTGCTGCGTCACCTGGCCCGCGGGCGCACGCGTGCCGCTCGAGTGGCGGTCGCGCAGCAGCTCCGCGGGCGCGCCTGGCGAAGCTACATGCGCAACACGACCCGCGAGCTCCGGTCGATCCGGGACCAGCGGGTCCGTGTCATGCGCGCGCTCCGAGATCTCGGTCGCGCCGCCGCGATGGTGGTCGGGCGAGCCGGCCTGGCCGCCCTCGAGCGCCGCTAGCCGACCGCGCCGCTAGCCGACCGCGGCGGGGTTGCCGGGGCGGATCTCGCCGCAGGCCAGGCAGCGGCTGAGCTCCATGGGCTGACCCTGCACCACGATCTTGCGGGGGTTCGTGCTTTTGCACGAAGGGCAGCTCCAGTGGGTGAGCGACGTGGGGGGGCTCGGCTGCGGCCGGTGCTCGATCACCTCCGCGTCGATGATCTCCTCGCCTTGCTCGACTCGAGCGAGCGACTGCTCTTGCTCCGCGGGGATCGGAAAGCCGGTCGGGCTCTCGTCGCCGGCATGGTTGTCGAGGCGTGCGCCGAAGCCGGCGGGGGGTGCGGATGGGCCCTTGTGGGTCTGCATTGGATCACTCTACCACCCAGGCCAGATCGTCGGCCGCCGCGTAGGCCCAGCCGTAGGGGCCGAGCTCCTCGCCGGCCTCGTACATGAGGGCCGGAGTCCCGTTGCGAAGGGCCAAGCGAAGTCGATCGGGCGTCGCCTCGAGGACGAAATAGGGGCACCCCTGCTTGTCCTGGACGACCTGGCCGGGCTTGAGGGCTGCACAGGTGGCCGCGGGGAGCTCGAGGGCCTTGCGCTGCGATACCAGGGCCGGGGGGTGGCACGCGGCCCTGACCATGAGGCGTTGAAGGGGGTTGAGGGGGGTCTGCATGCGTAGGATGGTACGATACGACGTGTCTGCGCTGCTGCCTGGCTTCGAGGATCTCGAGGACGCCCCTCGAGCCGGCGCGTCACGCATCTCGGCGCTGACTTACCCCACGGCCCCCATGCCGAAGACGTGGAACGGGCGCCGCCTGGTGCTCCACCGGGGCCTGTACTACCTGTTCCCCGACGAAACGGCCAACGGTTACGGTCCCGGCTCGATCTCCACTCGAGCACCGGACGGGACTCGAGCACCGGACGGGTTTGTCAACCCTCGAGCTCGGTTCGTGCTCGAGGACGGGCGCGTCCGCGAGCTCCGGCCGCTCCCGGCCTGGCGGCGCTCGTCGCCGTCGCCGTCCTCGCCTTGGGAGCGGATCCCCGAAAAGCAGCAGCTCGCCAAGATGCGCGGCAAAAGCCGCGCGGTGCTGCGCTACCAAGGCCGGATCTACAAGCACCCCGACAAGGCGGCGAAGGGTGGAGGACGCGAGCTTTACCAGGGAAAGATCGCCGGCGTCGCGCCCGGTGGCCCGGTCTGGTGGAGCTCGAGGGCCAAGCCCGACGAGATCTACCGCCTCGACCCGCTGACAGACTCCCAGGTGCTGGCGATCCAGTTTGCCTGCTGGCTCGGCGCTCGCTACGACCTCACCACCCAGCGCGGGCGAGCTCGAGCGCTCCAGTACCTCGTGAACGAACTAGACGCCCTGGTCGTGGTCAATCACAGCGGGGGCAAGGACTCGCAGGCCATGTATGCCTACCTCACCCGCGAGCTCAAGCTGCCGCGCGGCAACATCGAGGTGATCCACGCCGACCTCCCCGACGCGGACTGGCCGGGCACCTGGGACCACATTCGCGCCAACGTCGATCACACTCCCGTCAAGGTCCAGGCGACGATGGGCGACGACAAGCCCAAGCTGCTCACCGAGTACGTGCTGCGCCGGGGAAGGTGGCCGAGCGCCCAGCAGCGCTACTGCACCAGCGACCTGAAGCGTGACCCGATCGACAAGTGGGTACGCGCGAAGGTGGACGAGCGTAACGCCGACGTGCTCGAGGGGCGCCAGGTGGACCTTCCGATCCACGGAGCTCGCCGGATCATCGTCAACGCGATCGGCCTGCGTGCCGAGGAGAGCGACGACCGAGCCTACCTCAACCCCTGGGAGACGAACCTCGCCGATAGCGCGCGCAACCGGATCTGGATCGACTACCTCCCGATCCACCCGTGGACAACCGAGCAGGTGTTTGCGCAGATCAAGCGAGCCGGCCAGGAGCCGTTTTGGATCTACGGGCAGACGCCGGCGCACCGCGAGCGCCTGCGCAAGTACGGTGCGGTGGACAACGCCGGTAACGTCGTACCGATGCAGCGCATGAGCTGCACGTTCTGCATCATGGGCTCGATCCGTGACCTGGGCGTGGCTTCCCTGGTCCACCCGGAGCGGGTCGAAACCTACTGCAACATTGAAAAGGCCACGAAGCACCGTTTCCGCGCGGGTGTAGACTTCGGCGAGCTCGTGGAGAGGGGGCGTCGGGCGGTCGCCACGGCCACCGAGGACGCAGCGCGCAAGGTGCGTGCCAAGCGCCTGCGGGTTGTGCGATGATGCCTCCATGTCACCCCTGTTGATTCTTCTGCTCCTGGGCGGCGGTTTGGCGTTGGCCGCTGGCGCCGCTGGCGGTGACGCAGCTTCGGGCGGCAATCAGTCGTCGCTGAGCCCCGAACTGAGCGAGCAGCCGAACGTCTATTACTCCCGGCCTGCTACCGTCGCTGACGTGCAGGAACATGACGCCGAACTGGCGTCCTACATGGCCGCGCGCAACGTGAGCACCGTGCTATTGCTCATAGTGGACGATGCGGGAGAGGCGGGGGCGGCTGCGGCGCTCGTGTCGGCGGCCAAGGCGAACCCCGGCGTCATGTTTGTGGTGCTGAACATGCAGGCGGCCATGGCGATGCCTGAAGTCAACCTCATGGCCGAACCGCAGGCAGGCGTGGTCACGAGCCAGTCCTCGGGCTTTGGGAAGCTGTATCAGGGGCTCTCGCCGAGCGAGCTCGTGGATATGCTGCCCGACCTGATCGCAGAGGCGACCAACGCGATGCAGACCCAGGCCCGCATCATGCCGCAGCCGGGCACTTTGCGGACGCAGCAATTCTTTGCACCGATCTCTGCCGTCGTGCGCCCTCGGGTTTAGAGGACTGAACATGTCACCCCTGCTGCTTCTTCTCCTCCTCGGCGGCGGCCTGGCGCTGGCCGCTGGCGCCGGTGGCGGTGACGCTACTTCGGGCGGCGATCAGTCGTCGCAGAGTCCTGAACTGAGCGAGCAGCCGAACGTCTTTTACGCCCGGCCTGCTACCGTCGCTGAGGTGCAAGGTCGGGACGCCGAACTGGCGTCCTACTTGGCCGAGCGCAACGCGAGTACCCTGCTTATGATCGTAGTTGACGATGCCGGCGAGCAGGGTTCGGCTTCGGCGCTCGTGTCGGCGGCCAAGGCAAACCCAGGCGTCGAGTTCCTGGTGCTTAACATTCAGGCGGCTATGGCGATGCCCGAATTTAACATCATGGGTCGGCCGCAGGCCGGCGTAGTCACGCGCCAGGCTTCGGGCTTCGGGACGCTGTATCGGGGACTCGCGCCGAGCGAGCTCGTGGACATGCTGCCCGACCTGATCGCGCAGGCGACCGACGCCATGCAAACCCAGGCCCGGTTCATGCTGCAATCTGGCACCCTGCGGACGAAGCAAGTTTTCGCACCGATCTCTGCCTTCTTGCGCCCTCGGGTACACATGCTCTCATCGCCGGTGGTGCCAGGAGCCCAGCCAGGAACCGGGCGTGATCCCGGAGAGGGCCGACTTCCAGGAGGGCAGCCAGGAACCGAGCGTGATCCCGGAGAGGGCCGACTTCCAGGAGGGCAGCCAGGAACCGGGCGTGATCCCGGAGAGGGCCGACTTCCAGGAGGGCAGCCAGGAACCGGGCGTGATCCCGACGCTCAACTTCCAGGAGGGCGCCAAGCTCGACGACGTGGCGCGTCGGGGCTGCGCTGACCTATGGAGACGGGTCTGGTCCTGGCCCTGGTCGGCGGCGCGCTGGTGGTTGCCGCGGCGGCGGGCAGCTCGAGCTTGAGCTCAGGTGGCGGCGGCAGCGGCGGCGGCCTGAGTCCCGCCCCTGGTCCCCCAGCGGGCCCCGACGTGCAGGCGCCGGGCGCCGGCCAGCCTCCAGAGCCGATCATCGTCGGCCAGGCCACGAACCCGGAGGTGGGTGCGCTGCTGGCGGAGCTCGACCAGTACCTACGCAGCGCCGGGATCAGCACCGACCTGATCGACGCCCAGGAGCTCACGCGGCTGCCCAAGTGGTCGAGGCAGGGGATCCCGCCGCGCAGTCTGTGGCCCAACATCGTGCCCACGGCGCGGCTCTACCAGGAGCTCCGCGCCCGCATGCGGCAGCCCCTGAGCGTGCGGGCGTACCGGCCGCCGGAGTACAACGAGCTGGTCAACGGCGCCGAGCGATCCCAGCACCAGTGGTTCTCGGCGATGGACGTGCGCGTGCCCAGCTCGGTCGCTACGTCCGATCTGCGCCGCGAGCTCGCGCTCCAGGGGGCGCGGCTCTACCTCGAGCTCGGCGAGCCTTTCCAGATCGGCCTGGGCGTCTACGGCGCGAACACCCCCTCCAACATTCACATCGACGCAGGCTACCAGCGTCGCACCTGGCGAGACGCGAAGGCGTGGATCGACCGAGTGAAGGCTGAAGCATGAGCACAGACCACCGAGAGACGTACATTCGCCGCCTGCTCGAGGACGCGCAGGTGTCCGCGGCGCAGACGATGCACCTGCTCGAAGAGGCCGAGCGCGCCATGCTCGAGCACGACCAGGGCGGCGACGAAGACCCCGGCGAGGGCGACGACGACGGGCCGGAGCCCGACCACGAGCCGATCGCCTATGGCTCGTGGCCGCCGCCCGCGGCGATGGTATCGGGACCGGCGTCGGACCCGAAGATCGCGCCGCTCCTCGAGGACATGGAAGCGTACCTGGCTTCGCACGAGGAGCTCACCGGCGTGGGGTGGTCGGCCCAGGAGATCTGCACCATGCCCAAGGCGCCGGGGCGCCCGGTGGCGATCCCGGTGCGGGGGCTGTGGCACCACATGGTCCCTACCCTCGCGCTCTACGAGGAGCTGCGCGAGCTCCTGGGCCAGCCGTGCTCGCTGAGGGGCTACCGACCGCCCGACTACAACGCGGCCGTGGGTGGGGCTTCTCGCAGCGCTCACCTATGGTTTGCGGCGCTGGACGTGTACGCCCCCGTTGATCATCGCCGCGAGCTCGCCGAGCTCGCCGCCGAAATATTCGCCGCGCGCCCCGACCTCCAGGTGGGCCTCGGTATCTACGGCTATCCTCACTCGAGCAACATTCACATCGACGTAGGTGCCAAGGGGCGCCGCACCTGGGCGGACACGCAACAATGGTTATCCAACGCAAAGTGAAAAAGACCAAGCACGGGCGCTGGCGCGTGCTTGGCCCTGTGATCATGGAGGACCGGAGCTGGCCGGGCCGCAAGCGCATGGAGTACGCGTGCCTCGGCTTCCAGGGCGACCCGGTGGGCGAGCAGTACAACCGTTGGATGCGCGCGGTGGAGAAGCGGATTCGCAAGCTCAAGCTGAAAGTAAGACCATGAGCGATCCAAAAGCCGAACTAGACCGGAAGCTACAACGGGTCCAGGAGAACCTACTTGAGCTCAAGCAGCAGCCGGAGTGGCAGACCAACCGTCCGTACCAGGCCATGCTCGAGGCGACGGTCGCCTACGCCGACACCGGCCTGCGCGACGCGATCTGGATCTGGGCTCAGATGTTCGTGGACGTGGCCGCGACGGGCGTGTGGAATTGGGCCCAGGGGACCAAGCACACGCAGATCCCGGCCGAGTTTGAGCAGTTGTTCGACGGGCTCTACAACCGTATCGCCCAGGCGCAGAGCGTCGAGGAGGTGTATGACGCCCTTTACGCGACCATGTGGGATGCCTCCACGATCGGGATCCTCATGCGGCCTGGTGTCAGCTACAGCTCGACCAAGGCGACGTTCCACATTCGCACGAACGAGACGCTGCTGCGCCAGGGCGCCGAGGCGATCTGGGAGATCCTCGAGGCCAGTCGCCGGGTCGCGCCGATCGCCTTGACGCTCGAGGCGGCGGTCCTGGCCCAGGGCCTCGACGGGCCCGCGCCCCAGGCCGCCCAGCAGCTCGTCTTCTACACGACCGACTCAAGTGGACGTGAGCGACCGCCGGTGTGGGTGCAGATCCATACGGCCCTGGTCGGAGCGCACGTGAGCGAGCAGATCGCGCTTCAGAACAGCGAGACGTGGGTCAAGCAGTGGGACGAAGCCGCGGGTGGTCCAGCGCTGCGCAAGCTCGGCGACATCATCGGCGAGGGCCTCGAGGCGGCCGGCGGCGTCGCCGGCCTGGCGATCATCGGCCTGGGCGTCGCCGCCGCGGTCGTGATCCTGCCGCGGGTTTTCGGGCGAGGCTGAGCCATGGAGGCGCACGAGCTCCGCGATCTGCTGGACGACGCTCGAGGGAGTCTGCTGCTTGACGTGCGCACGCCGGAGGAGGCCGCGCTCGTCAGCATCCCCGGCGCCGTCAGGATCCCCCTCGACCGCCTGCACCGGCCCGAAAACCTGGCCTTACTGCTCGAGCTCCAGCGCGGCGACGTGCGCCGCCCGATCGTCGTTTTTTGCGCCAAGGGGCGCCGCTCCGCGGTTGCAGCTCAGATCTTGCGCGCGTTCGGCTTCCGTGACGTGGTGGACGCCGGCGGCCTCGAGACGAACCCGCTTCGCCGGATCGTGGCCAGCCTCGAGCCGGTCTGGCGCCGGCCTCCCGTCGATCTTCGGCCCGTCGCATACCAGTTCTACCGGGACAACCCGATCCCCTCGACCGACCCCGGCGACGCGAGCTACCAGCGGCTCGCGTGGTCGATCGGGCTCCCGACTGGCGCGGACGCTTACGCCCTTCTCCAGGAGCTCGAGGGGGCGGTGATCGACGTGCCCGGCCTGGGCGCCTACCAGCCGTTCCGGCGGCAGTCCTTGCTCGAGTACACGCGCGGCCAGATCCAGCAGGCGACGGGCGGCGCGGCCTTTGAGCCCTGGGAAGGCTTCGAGTAGCAGCGGGTCAGTCGAGGCTCACGAGCGCCAGCACGCAGGAGTCCACGATCAGATCCACGGTGTCGGTCAGGTTGGCGATCTCCACGGCGATGCCAGCCATGGGGGGTAGCCCCGTGACCGTGGTCTGCGGTCGCACGAAACCCGACGAGAGCAGGAAACCGCCGGTGACGGCCGTAAAGGCCGAGAGGAAGGTGGCCGGCCCTCCGCCCGCGGGCTCGAGCACGATCTGAGCTGCGAACGCCTTGTTCAGGCCGTCTGCCGAGCGCACCGACAACGCCGCGGCGACGCTTACGTTTGCCGCCTCCCAATCTGCCCACCGCAGCACTGCCGTGTCGGCGCCGCCAGGCTGATCGAGCTCCACCCGCCCGCTGCCCGGCGAGAGCGTGAACAGGGGGTGGCTGGCGTTGCCGTTGCCCACGCGGACGGCGTTGGTGACCTCCCCGCCGGGCTGGATCACGCCCACGGCAGAGATCACCGTTTCCTCGGCGCTGGGGTTTCCGTTGTAGCCTGCTTCCCCGCCGAAGGTGGAGTCGGCGACGCCCGCGTTGGCGGTCAAAAAGACGCCGGGCAGATCGGTCAGGTCGCCCAGGTTGGCGGGGTTCAGGGCCGTGCCACCCAAGGGCAAAAAGTCGTTCTCACTGATCCGCAGGAGGCTCCCAGGGTCGGCCGGCAGGTTCGCAAGGGTGAAGCTCGCCCCCGACGCATCGATCCCGGTGTGGCCAGGGAGCACCGTGTAGACGCAGTTGCTCACGCGAATGTACTGCGGCGTGCCACCGATCACTAGCTGGGTCGGGGTCTGACCAGGTGCGCCCACGTGCGCGCAGCGGCTTATTTCGATCGCAGTGTTGCTGCCCTCGAGCTCGATCCCCACCACGGTGCAGCGGTCCAGGACGTTGACCGTGCCCGCGACTTGATCGATCACCCTCACCCCTCGAGTGCCTGCGACGGAGGTGCGCTCGCACCTCGACCCGCGCCCTGCCGGGTTGGCCCCGTTCGTGAGCTCGACGCACCACGCGTTGACGCCCGCGTTCGGGTTGACCAGGAACACGTCGGTCACGACGCAGCCGTCGCCGGAACCGCTGATCAGTGGGCCGTCCACGTCGCCGATCAGTCCAGAGGTTTCGGCGTCGCACCCCTTCAGGACCGTGCTGGTTCCCAGGACGATCCGTTGCCCAGGAGGCAGCACGATCGGGGTCAGCAGCACGACGCAAGTGTCCGGGATCGCCAGCGTGCGCACGCCGGCGCCGTTGGCGGGGGCGAGCTGGTCGAGCCTTGCCAGGCTGTTCACGTAGACGATGCCGGCGGGGCTGAGTCCATCGGGCAGCGCAAGATCGACGGGGGTGCCTTGGGGGGTGCCGGTCAGCGACATGAACCCATTTTGGCATAACTGATGCGCGACGTGCGATTTTGGTCTGATCGGGCCATGAGCGCCACGAGCACGCCCCAGGGCGCTCCCCGCTCCCTAGAGCTTGCTCCGCAGGACCCGTCCCTCGGCCTCGACCAGGGGGGCGGGCTTCTCCTCGTTCGCCTCGCGCACCGACTGTGGCGCGCTCTCGAGCAGGATCTTTCGCTGGTCGGCCCCCTGCTCGATCTGGAGGGCCCCGATGTTGCGCAGCGCGTCTGCCTGGGCCTCCGATGCCGCCTTTGCGGCCTTTACGTGGGCCTCAAACTGTTCGGTGAGCCGGTCTACCCTGGCGTCCTGGGCGGCCTCGTGGCTCACCTCGGCCTCGGCCAGGCCGCCCTGCTGGTAGATCCAGGCGACCACGCCCACGGCGACGCCGGCCGCAGCCACGACGCCCGCGATGATTGCCTGAGCTCGCTTCCAGGCGCGCCCGGCCTCAGCCTCGGCCTCCACCTCGGCCGCGACGCGAGCGCTGCGCTGCTGCTCGGTCGCGTCGCCGATCGCCCTGGCCACGGCGGACTGGATCGACTGCTCGAGCTCGTCGGGAACGGCGGTGGTGGTCACGGCTGCCTCCACTCGAAGACGGCCGCGCAGGCGTCGAGGTACAGCGGCCAGTGACCCCAGCCCCACGACGCCTGCACGGCCTTGCTTTCGCGCACGGCGAGCTCCCCCGCGTCACCATAGCGCGACTCGCCGAGCTCGATGTTCCTCTTGTGACGCCGGAACCAGTTGCAGACCTCGAGGGCGTCGAGCTGCTCGCCCGCGGCTATCTTGCGCGCCTGGTCGAGCCCCTTCGGCGTCATGGCGCGCTTGCTTTGGGGCAGCTCGTCGCGGATCTCGAGCACGCGCCGGGCGAACCGCCTCGAGCTCGCCCGCGGTGTGACGCGCGGACGAGAGCTCACCGATCCGCCTTCTCCCCTTCGCGCGGCAGCTCGATCGGCGTCGTGTCCTCCTCCGGCGGGCGCTCGGCCGGCGCGAGCTCGCGGTCCTCGAGGGCGGCGGCGCCGGCCTCGAGCTCGGCTCCGAGCGTCTTGCCGTGCTTCCAGTCCAGGCCGCCGAAGATCACCGCGGCGAGCGAGAGCAGGCCCGTCACCAGATCAAAAGCCAGTTCCGGGGTAAGGCCCAGCTTCGCCAGGAGCCCGGTGTTGTGAAGCATGATCAGCGTCACGCCCAGGACGGCCGCGACCGGGTTCCCGAAGCGGCTTGTGGGCGGAAGTACAGGACGCTTCGACTTGGTTTGCATGCGATCAGTCTACCGCGAAGGGCGCACGTAGGTATCGGCAAGCTGGCGCCGCACCTGAGCTCGGAAATTGCCCCACGCCTGCGCCTCGCCCCTCCGGTGGGCGTC